CAGATTTATTAGGAACATGTTTAAAAAGTGTTACTAATCATGAAGAGACAATACTTCACGTAGAAGAAAGTTCTGAGGAAGTATTAAGCATTATAGATGATATTAAAAAATCATTACTAGAAAAGAATAGTAGCAACACTGTTATTAAATTGGAAAAAAGATTAGCACGCTTAACAGCTAAAATTGCTGTAGTAAAAGTAGGTGCTAACTCAGAGATAGAATTAAAAGAAAAAGCAGATAGAATAGAAGATGCAATATGCGCAACTAAAGCAGCTATTAAAGAAGGTATTGTTCCAGGTGGGGGAATTGCTTTATTAAATGCTGCTCATAGTATAGATAGTTTTTCTGATGGTGAAGAAATATTATTAAACGCTATAAGAGCACCTTTTAGAACCATATTAGATAATGCTGGTATAGAATATGCGCCATTAGAATCTTTTTCAAAGATTGGTTATGGTCTTAATGTAATAACGGGTAAAACTGTTAATATGATTGAAGCAGGAATTATTGATCCATTATTAGTTACTAAAAGTGCATTAAGAAACGCTGCTTCTGTAGCTACTACCATATTATCAACTGATTGTGTAATTAATAATTTAAGAGCATAATGAGGGCGATAGGTAAAACATTAGTTATAAAGAAAATAAAAGAAGGCACTACTGAAACAAAAGGAGGTCTTCTACTAGCGGAAAGTCATAGAGATGATATCAGATACGTTGAAGCTATAGTTGTTAAAATAGGAGACGAAGTTACAGGTATAAGCGAAGGTGATCATATATTCTTTGACAGACACGCTGGTCATAAAATAGAACCTGATAAAGAAACTTATCATGTTATAAAATTAAACGATGTAGTTATAGTATTATGATGCGTTTAGAACCTGCTGATATAAAAAGCATAGGTCTATTAAAACACTACAGAATAATAAGAAAATGGGCTTGTAGAAATAACGGTTTATCAGATGCTGATCTAGAATTATTAGTTTATCTTGATTGCATGGAATTCTTTACTAAACAAGATTTTAAAACAGGTACTTATACATATAGCTGGAACAACAGGCGCTGGAACGATTTATTAAAACAAGGTTGGATAACGGTTTGGAGAGAACGAAACCATACAACTCAAAAATATAATATATATAAAGTTTCTTTTAAGTGCAAACAGTTAATAAGTAAAATGTACCGTATAATGTTAGGGATAGAAGATATACCAACTAGTTATAGAAACTCAATAATGAGTGGTAAAACATATACTGATACAGTAATGATTACCGCAATAGAAAACACAAACAAAGATAAAACAAGAAACAATGGATTTTAAAAGTAAAAATAGCCCGATAAAACAAAGTATCGTAGATCCTTCTATGGTAAGACAAAACAGTATGGATCCTACACAAAATCCATATAGTCAAATAAAAACAGTTCAACCTGGTATGCAATATAATGGTATTAGTCCAAAAGCTATGAGTAATCAGAACACAATACAAAACGTAATGGGTTCACCAATGGCAAATACTCCATTTATGCAAATGACAGACCCTTTAACAGGTCAACCAATAGATCCTACTATGGATCAATCACCAGATCAACCAGTTCCACCACCAGCAGGTGTTCAGACAAGTGTTACACCAGGTTACGATTTAAACAATTACTAATAGTAAAATAAATAAAAATGAATATAAACGAAACAAAACACCCTACTACTGTTTTTGATAAAGAGGCAAAGATGTCAGGCGTTGGAGCAAATGCTCTTTGGAACGGTCCTTTTGATACAACTGGTTATCCAAAAGGTCAAGGATCTAGTTCTGGTAAAAACGGAATTAAACTTAGATTTGCTGACCCAAAAGAATGCGGATGTGGTATGCCTATCACTTCTAGAGCAAAAATGAGATAATAATGTCTTTAGGTATTATAAACAAAAATACTAGTTCTCCTTTCATGTTGAGAAGAAGTATTGTAGATCAAGGAGGTCAAGGTGGTGCTTACGAATCTGGTGGTTTTAATCCTGAAGAAAGTTATTCTGATGGAGGAACTGCTAACGCGATAGCTGCTTTAGGTAATACTATTGGTGCTGGTTTAGCTGCTAGAACAGCTGGGGACGAAAATAAAGATAATTTATCTACTTCTAAAAGATTAGAAAAGAAATCAAAAAGAATTAGTGATAAAGTAATTAGTTCAGATACTAGTGAAGACAAGAAAAAAAGACTAGATAAAAGACTAGGTAATGTAGGTGAAAAACAAGTAAAAGTAAAATCTAAAATAGATAAATACAACGAAATGGTAAAACCTACTTTAACTTCTGATTTAAAAAAGATATAAATTATGGCTTTTAAAATGTCTGGTCCTCCTTACAATGTTGACAATACTCCTATATATAGTATGGATATGGACGATAACGTTTTAGGAATGGCTCAATCAAACGGTACTATATTAGTTAACAAGAACGTATCTCCTTTAGAATTAAAGAAAAATCATACTATATCACATGAGAAAGTTCACATCGATCAAATGAAGAGAGGTGATTTAGACTATGATGATCAGAATGTTACTTGGAAAGGTAAGAAATATCCAAGATCTAAAATGAAAGAAGGTGATAAAAAATTACCTTGGGAAATGGAAGCTTACGCAAAACAAGGTAAAAAAGTTAAAAAGTAAATAATACATGTGATATATATATTAATACTAATCTAATTAAATTTATATCATTATGAAAAAACTTATTTTAATTTTAGCGTTTGGATTATTTAATTTAAACACGTTTGCACAAGAAGAAATTAATACATTACAACTTATAGGTTGGTGGACGCCGGATAAACCGTCTGCACATTTATTCTTTTGGGAAACACCTGCGGGTGAATTAAAGGTTCAACAGATAAGTAGTACAACAGGAGAAAGTTTTATAAATAGAGATTTTAGAATTAATTTAGAATCTATATTTATTAAATCAAGTATCAAGGAAGAAGATAAAGCGTTAAACTATTATGTGATGTTAGAAAACGGAACTATGGAATGCACTTCAACAAACTGTTATACTAATAAAGTTACAAAAATAATATATACAAAAACAAGATAACAATTAACCTAAAACAAAACAAACAAAATGGCATACAAACAAACACCAGGAAGAGGAAACGGTATGAAAACTGGTTCAGGACTTAGTTCTGCTTTATTACAAGCTAAGAAAAGAGAATCAGGAGTTACACCTGAAAGAATAGAAGCGGCTCAAAAAGCTGTTAAATCTTACAAAAGCAACAGAGGTTTATCTGAAAGAGATTTACAGATAGAAGGAGGAGCGGCTATGGATAGTATTATAGCTAGAAGAGATGCTGGAGATACTTATTCTAAAAGAGAACTAGCTAAAATTGGTAACAAAGCAGCTAATAGAACTCGTAAAGAAAGCGGAGCAACTACCACTGTTAAGAAAACTCAAGTAGAAGGTAAAAAAGGTTTTGAGGATAAATATACTAGAACTCCTGCTAAGCAGATGTCAAAACTTAAATCTGGTAAATCTCCAGCAAAGCAAATGTCTAAAATGCCAGCTAAAAAAGTTTCTGCTACAATTACAACTGAGAGAACAATTGCTCCTAAAGCTAGTAAAAAAGCTCCAATGAAAATGAAAAAATGCTAAATGAAAAATATATCTACAAAAGGTTATAAAAGAAATAGTCCTGATAAAGACAACTCTTACAATATTATACCAAGCGGAGATATAACTATGGAAGATGTAGATTTTCCGGTATTAGGCATAGATAATAAAGGTAATAAAAAAATAATGAAACCAGGGAAGAATTACAAGTTCCCTGGTAACGTTGTTTTAGAAATACCCATGAAGAAACAAAGTTTATATAATAGAATATTTAAAAAAATAGCAGGTGGGAGGTAAGGTATCTCACGAGTCTCATAAGCTCGCTTAAGCTGGTTCGACTCCAGTACGTTGCTACTAAACAATAAAATTAAATAAAATGAAAAAAGCAAAAGCAAAACAAATTAAGAAAGAACAATTAGAAAAAATTGTATCACAACAAAAAGATTTAGGAACATTGTTAACAAACTTAGGTGTATTAGAAGCTCAAAAGCATTCTATATTACACCAGGTTGCTGATCTTAACAAAGACATCGAAGATTTTAAAGGTGTTTTAGAATCTGAATATGGAGCTATCAATATTAATTTAGAAGATGGTAGTTACGAAGATATTGAAACACCACCAACTGATGACTAATAATGTTATAAGAAAGATAAGCATTGGTGCAGATTATAAAAATGAAGCAATGCATTATTCTATAGGACAATCTGTTTATGGAGGTCATGAAATTGCTTATATTAAATTAGACAATGAAGATCATTCGTATAACATATATATAAAAAAAGGAGATGAAGTAATGCCGTGGAAGAAGTTTAATTCTAACATGGCTATATCTGTTGAATATGATTTAGAATACTAATGAGAAGTGTATTTGATTTTATCGTAAAGCCGATAGGTGATAGATACGATAATAAAATTGACGTAGAAGGAAAAGAACTTATACTAAATACAAAAATAGAAAGTTTTAAATCTGTGAATAATTTAGCGGAGGTTGTTGCAATCCCGCTAGCTTATTCTACTAATATAAAAGTAGGTGACAAGGTTATAATACATCATAATGTTTTTAGAAGATTCTATGACATTAGAGGTAATCAAAAAAACAGTAGATCTTACTTTATGAATGATTTGTACTTTTGTGGTGCAGATCAAATATATTTATATAAAACACAAAATGAAAAATGGAAGTCATTTGGAGATAGATGTTTTATAAAACCACTTAAGAATACAGACTATTTAAGCTTACAAAAAGAGCAGAACCTTATTGGTATACTAAAATATGGAAACAGCACCTTAGATGAGCTTAAAATAAGCGAGGGAGACTTAGTCGGATATACTCCATTTGGAGAGTTTGATTTTATAGTTGACGGACAAAGATTGTATTGTATGAAATCTAATGATATTGTAATTAAATATGAATATAAAGGAAACGAAACAGAATATAATCCTAGCTGGGCACAAAGCAGTACTTGAGTTAATAAAAGTTGCTGAAGAAGCTATTATAGAAAATGGTGAAGATGATTTATCTGCTGATAAATTAAAAAATGCGGCAGCAACTAAAAAACTAGCTATATTTGACGCTTTTGAAATATTAAGTAGAATACAAGAAGAAGAAAAACTATTAATTGATGTTGAAAAAGAAACTGAGACTAAAGTTTTTAAAGGTTTTGCAGAAGGGAGATCTAAGTAATGTACGAGCAAAGTTTATACAAAATAGTAGATGCTCATATAAAACCTAGCGTTTTAAAACAAAACAACCGTCTTAAAAAATGGAAATATGGGTATGATAAGGATTATGACATGGTTGTTATTAGTAAGACTGGAAAGATTGGTGAGATACTTGAAATCCAAGACTTAAAAATAGCATTACCATTAGCAGAAGATACTTACTCTAGATCTAATAAAAAAGAAGATCAATATTGGGAACAAATGGAGTTTCCAAAAGAAATAAGTAAAATAAAAAGCACATTCGATTGGAATAGACAACCAGAGGTTTTTAAAGACAGATGGTATGACTATATAGACAATGAGTTTAAATACAGAGAAGAAGGTTTATTCTTTTTTAATAACGGAAAACCTACTTATATAACAGGCACACATTACATGTACTTACAATGGAGCAAGATAGATATTGGTGCTCCAGATTACAGAGAATCAAACAGATTGTTTTTTATATTCTGGGAAGCTTGCAAAGCAGACCCAAGATGTTATGGTATGTGTTACCTTAAAAACAGACGTTCTGGATTTTCTTTTATGTCTTCTTCAGAACTAGTAAACTTAGCGACTATATCTAGTGATTCTAGATTTGGTATTCTATCAAAGTCTGGAGCAGATGCTAAGAAAATGTTTACAGATAAAGTAGTTCCAATCTCAATTAATTATCCTTTCTTTTTTAAACCTATCCAAGATGGTATGGATAGACCTAAAACAGAATTAGCATATAGGATTCCAGCATCGAAACTAACAAGACGAAAGTTAGATTCTAATGAAACGTTAGAAGAACTTGAAGGATTAGATACTACGATTGACTGGAAAAATACTGGAGACAATAGTTATGATGGTGAAAAATTAAAACTATTAGTACATGATGAAAGTGGTAAATGGGAGAGACCAGATAATATATTAAATAACTGGCGTGTTACTAAAACAACGCTTCGATTAGGTAGTAGAATTATTGGTAAATGCATGATGGGTTCTACTTCTAACGCTTTAGACAAAGGTGGTGACAATTTTAAAAAATTATACTATAACTCTGATGTTAGAAAAAGAAACCGCAATGGACAGACTAGTTCAGGATTATATAGTTTGTTTATACCTATGGAGTGGTCCTACGAGGGATTCATTGATACTTATGGGTTACCTGTATTCGATAGTCCAGAAAAACCAGTTAAAGGCGTAGATGGTAACTATATAGAATATGGTGTTATAGAACATTGGCAAAATGAAGTAGATGGTTTAAAATCTGATCAAGACGGTTTAAACGAATACTACAGACAGTTTCCAAGAACAGAACAACACGCATTTAGAGATGAAGCAAAACAATCTTTGTTTAATCTTACAAAAATATACGAACAAATAGATTATAATGAAGACTTAAGAAACACTAATGTTGTAACAAGAGGTAGTTTCCAATGGGAGAACGGTATACAAGATACAAGAGTTATATTCTATCCAAACAAAGATGGTAGATTTTTAGTCTCTTGGATTCCTCCAGTACATCTTCAGAATAATATTTTATATAAAAATGGAGTTAAATATCCAGGTAACGAGCATTGTGGTGCTTTTGGATGTGACTCTTACGATATATCAGGAACAGTAGACGGAAAAGGATCTAATGGTGCTTTAAGCGGTTTAACTAAGTTTTCAATGGAAGATGTTCCACCAAGTAGTTTCTTTTTAGAATATATAGCTAGACCACAAACTGCTGAGATATTCTTTGAAGAAGTATTAATGGCATGCGTGTTTTATGGTATGCCAATATTAGCAGAGAATAATAAACCTAGATTACTTTTTCATTTTAAAAGAAGAGGTTATAGAGGTTACTCAATGAACAGGCCAGACAAAACTTGGAATAATTTATCAGTAACAGAAAAAGATATTGGAGGTATTCCAAACTCAAGTAAAGATGTTATACAAGCACACGCTGCTGCAATAGAATCTTACATAGAAGAATTTGTTGGATTAAAAGAAACAGGGTATGGTGATATGTATTTTAATAAAACATTAAACGACTGGGCTAGATTTAACATAAACGATAGAACAAAATTTGATGCTTCTATTAGTTCTGGTTTAGCAATAATGGCATGTAACAAACATAAATACACTCCATCTGCTCCTTCTATTCAAAGAGTTTATGATTTAGGAATTAAGAAATATGATAACACAGGTTCTTCATCAAAAATAAATAAGTAAATGAAAGTATACACAAATACAAATAGTGCATTCCCAAGTCAGGTAGTACCTGATTCTGTAAAGGCTTCGGAAGAATACGGTCTGCAAGTCTCTCGCGCTATAGAACAAGAATGGTTTGATCAAGGTAGAACTACACAGAACAGATACTCTTCTAATTGGAATAACTTTCATCAATTAAGATTATACGCAAGAGGAGAACAATCTGTACAAAAATATAAAGATGAACTATCTATAAACGGTGATTTATCTTATTTAAACATCGACTGGAAACCAGTTCCTGTTGTATCTAAATTTGTAGATATAGTTGTTAATGGAATGTCTCAAAAGACTTACGATATAAAAGCATACGCACAAGATCCAGAATCTTTAAAAGCAAGAACTTCTTACGCTCAGTCTATATTAAGAGATATGTATTCTCAAGATTTAATAAACACAGCAAAAGAATTAACAGGAAAAGACTTTAATGCTTCTCCTCTTCCACAAGACGAGTTACCAGAAACAAAAGAAGAATTAGACCTACACATGCAATTGTCTTATAAGCAATCTATAGAGATAGCTGAAGAAGAAGCAATAAACAACGTTCTAGCTGCTAATAAATGGGATTTAACTAGAAGAAGATTAAACTACGATTTAACTGTATTAGGTATTGCTTGTGTTAAAACAAGTTTTAATGTTAGTGAAGGAATACAAACAGAATATGTTGATCCAGCTTATTTAGTTTATTCTTACACAGAAGATCCAAACTTTGAAGATATTTATTATGTTGGAGAAGTTAAAGCAGTCACGATACCTGAATTAAAGAAACAATTCCCACGCTTATCAGAAGAAGAGTTGTACAAAATACAACAAATGCCAGGTAATAGACAATATATAACTGGTTGGGGTAATTATGATGAAAACACTGTTCAAGTTTTGTATTTTGAATACAAGACATATATGAATCAAGTGTTTAAAATAAAACAAGGTGAAAACGGCTTAGAAAAAGCTATTGAAAAAACAGATGATTTTAATCCACCACCAAACGATAACTTTGAAAGAGTATCAAGAACTATAGAAGTATTATATACTGGAGCCAAAATATTAGGTACAGACATGATGATAGAATGGAAACTATCTGAAAATATGACAAGACCTTATGCTGATACTACTAAGGTAGAAATGAATTATGTTATATGTGCTCCTAGAATGTACAAAGGAAGAGTTGATTCTTTAGTTAATAGAATAACTGGTTTCGCAGATATGATTCAATTGACACATTTAAAACTACAGCAAGTTATGTCTAGAATAATACCTGATGGTGTTTTCTTAGATGTTGATGGTTTAGCTGAAGTTGATTTAGGTAACGGTACTAATTATAATCCAGCAGAAGCACTTAACATGTATTTCCAAACTGGTAGTATAGTTGGTAGGTCAATGTCACAAGATGGTGGTTTAAACCAAGGAAAAGTACCTATTCAAGAATTGTCTAGTTCTTCTGGTCAAGCAAAAATAGCAGCGCTTATACAAACTTATCAGTATTACTTACAAATGATAAGAGACGTAACCGGGTTGAATGAAGCAAGAGATGGAAGTGCTCCAGAAAGAGATGCACTAGTAGGTATTCAAAAGATGGCCGCTAACGCGTCAAACACAGCTACTAAACACATTTTGCAAGCTAGTATGTATTTAACTCTTAGAGCGTGTGAGAACATATCTCTTAGAATTGCTGATTGTTTAGATTTTCCACTTACAGCAAAAGTTTTAGAACAAAGTATAACAACATATAACGCATCTACATTAAAAGAAATAAAAAGTTTAAATCTTCATGATTTTGGTATATATTTAGAATTAGAACCAGACGAAGAAGAGAAAATGATGCTAGAGCAAAACATACAAGTTGCTTTACAAAGTGGTACTATAGATTTAGATGACGCTATTGACATAAGGCAAATAAAGAACTTAAAACTAGCTAATCAACTTTTAAAACTTAGAAAAACTAAGAAACAGAAGATGGTACAAGAGCAACAAATGGCAAACATAAACGCTCAAGCTCAAGCTAATCAACAAACAGCACAACAAACAGCATTGTTTGAAGTTCAAAAACAACAAGCATTAACACAAGAAACAATAAACGTAGAAAGAGCAAAAGCTAATTTTGCAATTGAAAAACTACAAACAGAAATGCAATTAAAGCAACAACTGTTAGAACAAGAGTTTCAATATAACATGCAATTAGCTCAATTAGACTCTCAAACAAAATCACAAGGATTACAATTAGCAGAAGACAGGAAAGATGCTAGAACTAAAATACAAGCAACACAACAGTCTGAGTTAATAAATCAAAGAAATACAAACTCTCTACCAACAAACTTTGAATCATCAGGGTTTAATGGATTAGAAGACTTTGCAATGTAAAAAAAACAAATTATTTAATTATATTATATTATGTCAGAAATTATTAAACAAGAAGGAGATTTTAAAATCCAAAAAAGAAAACCAAAAAACTTAAATGTTACGCAAGAAGTAACTAAAGTTGATCTATCTGTTCCCGCTAAGGAAGCAGACGTAATTAAAGTTGTAATACCTAATGTTGCCGAAGAAGTTGTAGAACAAGTTCAAGAAGTAGTAGAACAACAAGAAATTGTTACAATGGAAGAGATTACAAGCGAAGTTGTTGAAACTGTAGATCCGGTTTTAGAACCTATAGTAGAACCAGTAGTACCTCAGAAAGCATTACCAGAAAACATTGAAAAACTAGTGTCTTTTATGGAAGAAACTGGAGGTTCTGTTGAAGACTATGTTAGGTTAAATACAGATTATTCTAACGTTAATGAATTAACATTATTAAAAGAATATTACACAAATACAAAAACTCATTTAGATAAAGAAGAAATTGATTTCTTAATAGAAGACAATTTTTCTTATGATGAGGATTTAGAAGAAGAGCGAGATATTAGAAAAAAGAAACTTGCTTTTAAAGAAGAAGTTGCTAAAGCCAAAAAACACTTAGAGACAATTAAAGATAAGTACTATGATGAGATAAAACTCAAACCAGGTACGAATCAAGATCAAAAAGAAGCTTTTGACTTTTTCAACAGATACAAGAAGAACGAAGATGAATCTAAACAGAGACATGATAAGTTCAAGAATGAAACTAAAAACTTATTTGCTAACGATTTCAAAGGTTTTGAATACTCAGTTGGTGAAAAAAGATTTAGATATGGCATTCAGAACAATGATCAAGTAGCTGAAAAACAGTCTGATATTAACAATTTTATAGGGAAGTTCCTTGATAAAGATGGAAATGTTAATGATGCTGCAGGTTATCACAAGGCTTTATATACCGCTATGAATTCAGATAAAATTGCTCAACATTTTTATGAGCAAGGAAAAGCTGATGCGGTTAAAGAAGTTGTTAGCGGATCTAAAAACCAATCTATAAACCAACCAAGACAAGCGTCTGGTGAGGTTTTTGTAAATGGTTTAAAAGTTAAAGCTATCAGTGGTTTTGATTCTTCTAAATTAAGAATACAAACAAAGAAATTTAACAATTAAAAATTAAAATTATGGCGGCAGTTAGTCCAGCATTCGGTTCAATTAAACCGAGTCAAAAACAACAAGCGTTAGAAACAAATTACTTAAACTTCACAGATGGAAGTGGTAACGATTTCGCGCAACAATATTTACCAGAAGTATACGAAGCAGAAGTAGAACGTTACGGAAACAGAACGTTATCTGGCTTCTTACGTATGGTAGGAGCAGAAATGCCAATGGCTTCTGATCAAGTAGTTTGGTCTGAACAAAATAGATTACACATTGCTTACACAGATGTTACTTGTGCTTCTGCAACGACTTTAACTTTCGTTACAGGTGGAACTGGTAAAAACTTCGTAAACAACGTGATTTCTGTAGGTCAAACTTTAGTAGTTATGAGTCCTTCTACAGGAAAAGAACTTAAAGTTTATGTTACAGGATCAACTGCAAACGCTACAACAGGATCAGGTGGAGCAACAAATCCAGCTGTTATTACTGTTAAACCTTATACTCAGTTAGATTTAACTACTGGTGTAGGTAATACAGTTAACTTTGCTGGAACGTCAAACCTTAAAATATTCGTTTACGGTTCTGAATTTGGAAAAGGAACTACAGATGCTACTTTAAACTCTGTAACACCTTCTTTCACTCAATTCAGTAATTCTCCAATCATTATCAAAGAAAGATACCAAATCTCAGGATCTGATACTGCTCAAATCGGGTGGGTTGAAGTTGCAACTGAAGACGGTACTAGCGGTTTCTTATGGTATTTAAAAGCAGAGTCTGAAACAAGATTACGTTTTGAAGATTACTTAGAAATGTCAGTTATTGAAGGTGAATTAGTTGGTGGTGGTTCTACATTAGCTGCTAATAACATTAAAGGTACACAAGGTTTATTCTCTGCTGTTAAAGAAAGAGGAAATGTTGTAAACAACTTTACTGCAGCTTCAGGTTTAGATGATTTTGATTCTATCCTGAAAAACTTAGATACTCAAGGAGCAATTGAAGAAAATATGTTTTTCTTAAACAGAGCTACTTCTCTTGATTTTGATAACATGTTAGCTGCTGTTGGAGCTCCTACGGGTGGAGTATACCAAGGAGGTAGTTCTTACGGTTTATTTGAAAACTCTGAGCAAATGGCATTAAACTTAGGTTTCTCTGGTTTCCGTCGTGGATCTTACGATTTCTACAAAACTGACTGGAAATACTTAAACGATGCTTCTACTCGTGGAGGTATGGCTACTACTTCAATTGACGGTATCTTAGTTCCTGCTGGAACTTCTACAGTATACGATCAACAATTAGGTACTAACATCCGTAGACCATTCTTACACGTACGTTATAGAGCTTCACAAGCTGATGACAGAAGAATGAAATCTTGGATCACTGGATCTGTTGGTGGTGCTTACACTTCTGACTTAGACGCAATGCAAGTACACTTCTTATCTGAAAGATGTTTATGTGTGCAAGGTGCTAATAACTTTGTGTTATTCACTGCGTCTGCATCATAGACAAAAAATAGGTTATATTACCCTCGTTGAATTTACGGGGGTAATAAATACCTTTAATTAAAAATATTAAATTATATTATATCATGGCAACACCAATAAAAAAAACAACTGCACAAGCAGTAAAAAAAATAGAAACACCTACAGAAGAAATTAATATGGTTAATGAAATAGAAGTTAACGAATCTGTAGAAATTGTTACTAAAACTATAAAAAATAACGACAGAGAAGTAAAACCTGTTTGGGAAATTAAAGACAGAACATACGTTATATTAGATGGTGATTCTCCTTTAACATACACACTGCAATCTAGACACTCTATGAGATACCCGTTACTTTGGTTTAACAAAGAAACTGGCGAACAAGAAGAAATAAGATACGCAACTAATCAAAACTCTCCATTAGTAAGAGATCAAAAAGGACAAGTTACGTTAGGTCGTATTATGTTTGACAACGGAATACTAAGTGTACCAAAAGAAAAACAAAACCTTCAAAAATTATTATCAATTTATCACCCTGCTTTAAACAATAAGTATCATGAATTTGATCCTAAAGAAGAAGCGATCGATGAATTAGAACATTTAGAAATCGAAATGGAAGCTATGAACGCTGCCTTTGAGATGGACATAGATCAAGCAGAAGCAATTGTAAGAGTAGAAGCTGGTTCTAGAGTCAATAAGATGAGTTCTAAGGAGATAAAAAGAGATTTATTGCTATTAGCTAGACGTAATCCTTATTTGTTCTTAGAATTAGCGAATGATGATAATGTTCAACTTAGAAATATTGCTATCGTAGCGACAGAATCAAACATCATTAAACTATCTCAAGATAACAGAACATTTATGTGGGGAGAAAATGATAGAAAATTAATGACAGTTCCATTTGACGAAAACCCATACTCGGCTATGGCTGCATTTTTCAAGACAGACGAAGGAGTTAACATCCTTAGATCTATCGAGAAGAAATTAAAATAAAAAGTATAACACTAGTACATGAGCGGTAACCAAAAACTACCGCTCTAATACTATAACAAAGATAACAAATGGCTATAAATGTAGATACAGTTTACAAAACAGTTTTATTAATACTTAATAAAGAGCAGCGAGGATATATGACTCCTGATGAATTTAATAAGGTAGCAACACAAGTTCAACTTGAAACGTTTGAAAGTTATTTTGAAGATCTTAATCAACAATTAAGAATACCAGAAAACGACAGTGAGTATTCTAATAGAATTAAAAACTTAGAAGAGCAAATAGCTGTTTTTAAAACAATAGGTAATTGTACTAATGTTCCAACTACTAATCAATTTAACTTACCTGTATCTTCAGGTATGACTGTTTATCCAGCAAATGTTATTCAAACTGTAATAGGTCAACCTCTTTATGTTTTAGCAACATTGACTCAAGCTCAGATACAGAACGGAACAACAAGAGTTTATTTTGCAGGAGTACTACAAAATTCTTCTGCATATTCTATAGTGAGTAACTCTATAACACTAACGTCTTTACCAACTACGGTTTTTGAGGTTAGAGTAGAAGTTACTGCTAATGATTTTTACAGATTAGGTACTGTAATATATGATGATTCTATTGAAATGCAAAGAGTGCAAAGAAATGATTTATTATATATAAACAAATCACCTTTAACTAAACCGACAAAAAAATACCCATTATATATATACGCTGAAGAAAAACTTTTTGTATACCCAACAGATATAACTACCGGTGTTACTGCTTCTTTTGTAAGAAAACCAAAAGACGTTATATGGAATTTCACAGCATCACCAGCTACTAATTATACATACTTGTATAATCCAAACACTTCACAACAATTTGAACTAATGCCTTCAGAACAGACTAACGTGATAACTAAAATACTTATGTATTCAGGAGTTGTTATAAAAGATCCACAAATAGTACAGGCTGCTGCTCAACAAATTCAAACAGAGAACATAAATTCAAAATCATAATAAAGTATGGCATTTCCTAATGGTGGTTTAATAACCGAGACAAATAGACAATATTATGCTGGATCTCAAGGTTTTCAAGTAGAAGGTCCATCAACTCAAACAGCATTTACTTTCACTTTTAATACTGATTTATACTTAGGAAGTTATGATCCAGACGAAGCAAACTATACTTTAAACAATTTTAAATTATATAAAAGTGCAGACGGGATAACTTTTACTGAATATATTTTACCATATCAATTAGAAAAAAACACAATAATTTTTACTACACCAATACCAGTAGGTCATTATGTGGTAGTACAATTAAAATCACTTGAAGGTGGTAATTATGGAAACTTCGATGCTTATGGTGAAGCTGTTGAAGACAACTACGGAGGTTATTCTTATATATCTTTAGACGACGTCGTAAACAACTTCATAGTAGCTTACGTTGGTGATGGAAAATTAATATTAAACGCAAAAAGAACAGACGTTATATTTCATGCTAAAAGAGCTTTGCAAGAATTTAGTTATGATACTTTAAAGAGTATAAAATCACAAGAACTTACTGTTCCTCCTAGTTTAAGTCTGATACTACCTCAAGACTATGTCAACTATGTTAAAATGTCTAGAATAGATCATCATGGTATAAAACATGTTATATATCCTACTAATACTACTATAGATCCTTACGAAACACCTTTGCAAGATAATATAGGACAACCTATACAGAGTAGTTTTGACGACAATGTACAAGGTACTTCTATAACTGAAGAAAGATATAAAGATAATAACATGAATCTTTTATTTAATGAAGACTTTAACAGTAGAGGAGAAAATGGTTATACTAATAGAGGAAATTACTACGGAAGACAATATGGAATGGATCCTCAGTATGCTAATTACAATGGTAATTTTCACATAAACGACAGACAAGGTAAAATATCATTTTCTAGTAACTTAGTTAATTCATTATTAGTACTTGAATATGTATCAGATGGTTTAGCTTACGAGTTAGATTCTAGAGTTCCTAAAATGGCCGAAGAAGCAATGTATTCTTACATATTGCATGCTATTATATCTACTAGAGCAAACCAACCTGAATATCTAGTGCAAAGATTAAAACAAGAAAAAAACGCTAAATTAAGAAATACCAAAATTAGATTATCTAATATAAAACTAGAAGAAATATCTCAAGTTTTTAGAGGACAATCTAAATGGATAAAACATTAATAACACATGGCTGAAGTAAAAAATAGTTTTTTAAAATCCAAAATGAACCAAGATTTAGATGATAGACTTTTACCTAATGGTGAATATAGATCTGCTTTAAATATATCAGTTGGTAAGTCTGAAGCTGATGATATTGGTACTTTACAAAATATATTAGGTAACGAAAGATTACCTTTAACCGATTATAATAATCCAAACCTAGAATGTATAGGTACATTTATGGATAATCAAAACAATTGTATATACCAGTTTTTAACTGATTACAACGACAATGAACCAAATAATATAACTCCACCAGTTAGTGGGACGATGATGATAACTATGTATAATCTTACTGGTGCTGGAACTTACTCAGTACTTGTTGAAGGATTATTTTTAAACTTTGCTAAAAATAAAGAATTTAAAATAACAAGTGTTAACTTAATCGAAGGATTGTTATTTTGGACTGATAACAGAAATCAACCAAGAAAAATAAACGTTAGTAAAGCGTTAAGTTCTTCTACTTATTACACTACAGAACATCAAATATCTGTTGCAAAATATGCGCCAGTAGATGCAATATCTTTATATAGAAAATTAACAGTTATAGTATCAAGTGTTACGTCAACTACCGTTTTTAACGTTCCAATTGGAACCGCTATAACAAAAGGAATGACTGTTATATCTGATGATATACCAGGAGGCGAATATGTTATTGTGTCAGATTACAACGAAGCAACAGGTGCAGTTACTTTATATAAAGCACCTACGTTAGCTATAGCACCGAATGACGTTTTGACTTTTTTAATTTCAACAATGTCAAACAAGTCAGACGTGCCTTCTTGGCCTGGTGATCCAGCTTTTTTAGAAGATAAATATGTTCGTTTTAGTTATCGTTTTAAATACGATGACAATGAATATTCTTTAATGGCACCTTTTACACAAATAGCCTATATTCCAAAACAAAAAGGTTTTTTCATAGATGGTAATGAAACAGACGCTTATAGAAGTACTGTTGTAAATTGGTTTGAAAATAATATAAACAATATAGACTTAATTGTGCCTCTTCCTGACAAGGTAAGTAATTTAAGTAACAATTATAAAATACAAGAAATTGATATTCTATATAAAGAGTCAGATTCATTAGCTGTAAAGGTTTTTGAAACAATACCTGTTTCTTCTATAAATACTGAAATTAATTCAAATAATAACTACTACGTACAACCGTACCAATCACAAAAACCATATAAGACATTACCAGAAGACCAAACAACAAGGGTTTATGATAAAGTACCTGTTAGAGCTAAAGCTCAAGAATCAGCAGGTAATAGAATAATTTATGGTAATTATTATGACAAGTATACTTCTTTGTCGTCTATAAACTATAATATATCAGTTCAACCTAAATCAGATATTGGAACTAGTTTTATAGAATATCCAAACCACACATTAAAAAAGAATAGAAATTATCAAGTAGGCTTTGTCATTGCTGATAAATTTGGTAGACAATCACCTGTAACGTTATCATCAGTAGATTTAACAGGTTCTTTAATAGGAGATGGAACTTACACAAAAGGCTCAACTGTTTATTCAAGTTATGAAAATACTACTCTTTTTGAAGACGTACGTTCTTGGTTTGGTGATGCTTTAATATTGTATTTAAACTCGCCAATAGATCAAATAAGAGATATACCTACTGGTCAACCAGGTTTGTACGCTATACCAACATCAAATTCAGGTTTTGCAATTACAGCATCGACAATAACAGATACAACATATACTTTTACTTTAGACCCACCGGCAGTAGGAGGTTCTAATACTATTCCCGTTATTGGTGATATAATGAGAGGTTTTTATACAGATTACGTAACGGTAACTAATGTGCAAGTATCGCCAATTGTAATACCACCTACGCCATTTCCTAATCCTCCTTCTGGATCTTATGTAGTAACTACTACTGGTAGAGTTGGTGATATATATAAATATACGCCTCAAATTGGAGGAGTTAAAGATATTAAGTTTGCTTACGAATATAATCCAATAGGTTGGTACTCTTACAAAATAGTTGTAAAACAACAAGAGCAAGATTATTACAACGTTTACTTACCTGGAATGCTTAATGGTTATCCAAAGAATCAAACTTCTGGATCTCAAATTACATACAGTAATACTGGAGTTCCTTCAACACAACCAGGTGTGAACGTTACACAGTTTCCAGTAAGCGAAACAGGTAATACATCTCACATAGTTTTAATAAACGATAATATTAATAAGGTACCAAGAGACTTAACAGAAGTTGGACCGGATCAAAAACAATATAGAAGTAGTGTTCAATTATATGGTAGAGTACAGAACACTAGAGAAACACTTACGATCATAGGTGAAGCGCCTGGTTTTTCTTCTAAAACAATTACTTTAACATATAGTACATCAACAGTTGGGAACGAAGATTGGATTTTAATAAAACCAGGTGATGGTATACAATGTACAGAAGCAAACACACCAGTACAAGATACAACACCGCCAGCTACTACATCATCAGCTAAAAAACCAAACCAATATAGATGGTTGGGTAATACAGTTGTTGTTAGTAATGTTGTTTCTGGAACTACAGGCACTATAACTATATCTTCACCAAACTGGGTGCTAGCAGCAGGGCAAAACCCAATTAGTTCTGGTCCAGGAAGTGGAGATTACAAGACGTTTGTTATAACTAGAGCAGAAAACGAACAGTATTTTCCTACTAGAAAAGCAGATACGGTTATATCAATAGCGTATGCTGATGAATTTAATTTCATCGATAACTCTGATAATAATTTAAGCGGAACAGCTGGTTTAAATTTTTATCAATTACAAAACAAACCTCTTATAGGTAGAGTTTCTACAGTTAATGAAATAGGTGTTGTAGCTTCTGATATGATACCTTTTTTAAGTGTATATGAAACAAGACCAGACGAAAGTCTGTTAGAGATATTTTGGGAAACAGCAACAACAGGTTTAATATCTGACATAAACGCAGATGTTTCAACAGGATTTTCAGGACCTACTGGTTTTGCAGATCTTGAATATCTTCATTTTGAAAATCAAGATCCTAACGGTTTAGATTTTAACGTAAATAATTTTGGACAATCAGATTCAAGATATATAACTAGTCAGTTTGTGCCAGTTGGTCAACAAGGTTTTCCTTTTGCAAATACCACAGTTAATTTATTAGAAGTTGTAGATGGAGCAGGTAATATTAGAACATCTGAGTTTGGAATAGAATCAGGTACATCCGGTGGAAACGATGTGTACAGACTAAAGATAAACTATACTCCTACAAATGATAGTAATCCTTTTGTGTTTAATCACACGGCTGATGTTTTACAAAAGTTTACTTTTAAATTTCATGTTACTAACGTAAATGAACCTGCTACTGCAACAGATTTAACATTTGAAGGTAGATTAGGTAATATTGCGCCAACAATAACAACATCAGTTGTCAACTACAATATATTACAAACAACAACAACAATAACTACTTTAGAAGCAAAGAATGGTTCGTTTCAAATAGCTTCTTCACCTATTCCTGACTATGCTAAATCTGGTTTAAAATGGAGTATAATTAGTGGTAATTCAGGTGGTTATTTTGAAATAGAACCTTATACTGGTATTTTAAAGTTAATAAACCCTTTAGTTCCTTTAAGTATTTATAATTTAGTAATAAGAGTAGAAGACGCTATAGACACAACAGACGGAAGCGTACTAGAACCTGAAAATACTACTTTTGGAACTCTTCATAATGACAAAACGTTTACTATAAATGTTGGAGACGCTCCAATGCCATATTGGTTAAGACCAGATTTTACAAGCGGAACTGTTTATGGAGGAGGTACTTGTAGTGCTTTTCAACCGAGTTCAAGTGGTATGATTTATATTGGACCTAATACAACTCCAGACGGTAGTTATGTACCTACTATTCCAGGTTTATCTGGTACATATCAATTCATTGAAAATGTAGAAGTAGAAAACGCTGAAGACTTTAGTGTTTCTCCTATTATACCAGATGGTTTAAAACAAGGAGAATATAGAGTAAAAGTACAATTGCAAGTTGATCCACCTACAATATGTCCTCCACGTACGTTTGCAACAGCAAGAGGTCAAGTTCAAATATACTTATATAAAAGACAATATGCTTCTCCACCTAGTTTTGCTTGGGAATTAGTAGATAACGAAAACAATTGGGGAGGAACTCCGAGTCCTTATATAATAGGACCTTTGCAAGTAGGTACAATTGAAGTTGATGGAACTATCTCTTCTGGACCAACACAAATACTAACAACTTCATTTACTATTGAAGCCGAAAGTACTTTACATGAATATGCTGTTGGTGTAAAAATGTTGAACTTAAGTAGCAATGTTGCTGGAAGTCCTATATCTGTTACTTTATTTGGTAACGATGCGAATTATTCATACCCACAAACACAACCATTTTCACCAGCTCAAACAAGTAACTTTAGTTATTATACTGGAGTAGAGACAATAACAAATTATACATCAGGTGTACCTTACGATAGTCAAGATGCAACTAATGGAATTTCTTATAATTCAGCAACAAACGCAATTGCCTCTGGTGATGTAAATACTGGTAATCCTACTGTTTCACTTGTTTTAACAACTCCTAACTATCAAATAGCAAAAGGACTTAAAACAGTACTTAGTGGTGGCGCAGGATTAGGTACAATAACAAATGTTAACCCAGCAAATCCAGCTCAAATAACATTACAGTTAGATAACACGCCTTTGTCGTCTTATAGTTTAATTGGAGCTAACTTAGGAGTTTCTACCATTGGTGCTAATGAAACATTAGGTAGACTATATGTTAACACTGAAGAAGGTACTGAAATAAAAAGATTTTACACAGATGCTGCGTTTACACAAAAATGGATTCCACCTGTTGCAGGTAAGTTTTATAACTTTATAACGACCAAGAACTATAATCCAGACGGAATAGTTTTTCCACCATCTTCACCGAGTAGTGGTATATTAAAATATAGTTCGTTTCCATTCTATTGCGCTAGGGTTAATGCTGAAGGAGAAGTGATTCCACAAACCGCGCCAACACCAAACGTACAAACCGCTTGGATTGGTCAAAACACTGCTAACACGGCTTCAATAGGTTTTGATAATTATAATTATAATGTATATTACACAAGTCCTGTAACTCCGTAATACAAAACACTATAATTAAACTAAAAACACTAAAAAACAAGTGATTATAAAATATGGCTGCAATATTAGAATTAAAATATTTTAACTCTTTTTGGTTAAAGAAGTTAGACACAATAGTAGAAGTAGAAAATACAACAGCGACGGTTAGTCCAACAGTTAGTTTATCTCCAAACATAGTTATAACCGTATCAAACGGTGAAATAGGCGTTGGACAGTTGGTTAAATGGACAGATGGCGCTATAGAAGAAACAGCTTATGTTTATAGAAAAACAAATCCTACTAACATAGTACTAGACAGACCAGTAAGTATACCAAACAATACGGTTCTAAGTTTTGGACCGTTAACTGATTTTACTTACATACCAGCAGCTTATACCGCCAGTGAAGCAGAACCATCAACAGATTGGTATATAGAAGAAGCTAGAATACGAGGTGGTTACAACAATACAAACGTAGATTTAGGTGTTAAAGCTTATATTGTCGAAGATAACATTAATCAACAACATCGGAAAAGTTCTTTAATACATTCTGGTATGTTTAATTCTAGAACAGGTATAAATCAAACTAATCAATTTTCAGTTGGTGAAGACATAACAAGAAGTTTAGATCCGTACAATGGTTCTATTCAAAAATTATATTCAGAAGACACAAACTTAACGGTGTTTCAAGAGTTTAAAGTAAGTAGAGCTTTAATAGACAAAGACGCTATTTATTCTGCTGAAGGTCAACCAATGACTACATCTGGAACACAGGTTATCGGACAAGTACAAGCTTATGCTGGTAATTATGGTATTGGTACTAATCCAGAGAGTTTTGCTACTTATGGTTATAGAAAATATTTTGTTGACAGAAACAGAAATGCTGTATTAAGGTTATCTCAAGACGGTATAACAGAAATTTCTGAATACGGAATGATAGATTTCTTTAGAGATAGTTTATCACAAATAGGTAATAACGGTTTCATATCAGGTATGTGGGACATGCATAATAAACAATATGTTGTATCAATTCAACCTGCAAACACACAAGAGTACCAAACTCTTTCTTTTGATGAAGATGTTAATGGTTGGACTAGTTTCTTTAGTTACAAACCAAACTGGGGAGATAGTTTAAGAAACAATTTCTATACTTTTAAAAATGGAAATATATGGCAACACTATTCAGATAACTCAAATTGGGGTAGTTTTTATGGTTTTGATTATGATTCTTCAGTTGACTTAGTGTTAAACCCAAATGTATCTACGATAAAAACATTTAAAACTATAAACTACGAAGGTAGTGAAGGTTGGGAAATGGAATATCTTTACACAGACACAGATACTTCTGCCTCTGTTTTAAAATCAATAACAAATCAAGTTTTTACATTAGAAGATTTAGAACAACAACTTTTTATAAATTCTTTTAAAAGAAAAGAAAACAAGTATTTTTCTAATCTTATAAATATAACCCCTTCGGCAAGTACAGAAGTTCTTTGGGGAAATTCAGTAAGTGGATTAAAAGGAGCTTTTGCTACAACAAGAATGAAGTTTTCTAACTTTAATAATTCTTTTAAAGCAGAATTATACGCGGTATCTTCTGAGTATGTAGAATCTTCGTATTAAAATAAATTAAATCAAATGGAATTAAAAACACGTGTATTAGAAGAATCAGACTGGGAAACTTTAACTTCATGGTGGAAATCATGGAGATGGCCAGAGATGAGTAAAGAAATACTACCAATGAATGGAACTGGTGGCATTATGGTCTATAAAGACGATGTGCCGATAGTTTCAGGTTTTTTATATTTAACTAATTCAAAAGTAGCGTGGTTAGATTGGATAGTATCTAATCCTTCTTATAAAGAAACTGATCGCAAAGAAGCGATAATGCTACTTATAAACACATTGGAAGAAATAGGTAAAAATCAAGGTTATAATGTGATTATTAGTATTACTAGAAGTAAAAGTCTTATAAATATACATAGAGAACTAAACTATACGATAGATGAAAATCCATCATACGAAATATCAAAAAAAATAAATTAATATGGCAGCAATAACAGCAGCAGTTGGAGGAGCAGTAGCAATAGGCGGTTCTTTAATACAAGCAAACCAAGCAAAACAAGCGGCAAAAAATGCAAGTAATGACGCTAATAGAAAATCAGCTGAAATAGCTGCTTTAGAAAGAAATAGACAACCTATTCCAAATCCTTATGCAGGTGTTAAAGATCTTAGTTACATAGCTAAAGACCTTAGTGGTATGATAAGTAATCCTTATGCTAATTTAGGCGTAGCTACTCAAGCGGCAGAAATGCAGGCAGAAGAAGCTGATATATCATTAGCTAATACATTAGATACATTAAGAGCTACTGGAGCAAGTGCTGGTGGAGCAACTGCTTTAGCACAAGCTGCTTTACAAAGTAAAAAAGGAGTGTCCGCTAGTATTGAACAACAAGAGGCTAACAATGAAAAACTAAAAGCACAAGGAGCACAAGACATGCAGACTGCTAAAATGGAAGAGAAGAAAAGAATACAAGGTGTTCAGTTTGGTGAAGCACAAAGAATGCAAACTGCTGAAACTGAAGGAATATTATTCAAATATGGAGAACAAGAATCAAGAGACATAGCTAAATTAAACAGATTGTCTGGGCAAGAAGCTCAGGCAAGATCTGATTACAGTTCTGCTAAGTCAGCACAAAATGCCGCTATAGCTGGTGGTATAAGCGCTGTAGGTAGTATTGCTGGTGGATTTGCTGGTGGAAAATAACAATAATAAAACAAAATATATAAAATATGGGATATTATGAAAACCCTCCAATAGTAAATTCTAATAGAGGAAGCGAGATGATTTCTTCAGCTATAGCTAATGCTGCTAGTTCTTTATCACAGGGTTTAATAAATAGAGGAGAAAGAAAAAGTCAAGAGGAAAAAGAAAGAAAATTAACTCTTCAGAAACTTCAAGATAGAAAAAATGAAACAGATCTATACTACAACGATAAACTATCAGACTGGTCTTCTAAGGTGTCAAAAACAAATGACGCAGTAGATACTCAACTTAGTCAAATTGTTCAAAGTAAGATAGAGAAAGCGGCCGATTCAAGAATATTACTACTTAATGAAACTGACCCAAAAAAAAGACAAGAGTATTTAGGATATATAAAAAATGCAGATGTATTTTTACAGTCATCTACTAAATTTGCTAAATCAATAGCAATGCAAACGGCGACTTGGAGATTAGATACAAAAGCAATAAAAGTTGGAGAACCTGGAGGACACGTAGTCAACGGTTCTACAGATAAAGAAATAATAGACAATACTGCTTTTTTAGAAATAGTAGGTGGAATGGATGCTATGTATGAAGATGTGCAAATAAATCTTAGTGACGATGATACTGGGCAAGCGGCAATACTTAGAGTCTCTGGAAAACACAAAGATGGTACAACTTTTGATGTTGCTGTAAATTCTACTGATTTTGATAAAGCAGAAGCAGAGAGTGAAGATGGTTTATTACTTCCTGTAGAAAGTATAGATGGTTTTAATACACAAGTTAGAGAAGGAATAGTAGATAAGAAAGGAAATATATTGCCTGGTTATTTAAACCAAAAAAGAGAAACAGTAGATCTACCAAGTGCCGGTACTTCTGGTGGTGTTGGTGGAGACATATATCAAATAGTTAATGGACAGAGACTAGAGGAAAAAGCAATAAAAGATTCAATATCAAAAAAAGCAGAAATTACAGCAACAGGTTATTTAGGTGCCGATAGTCCTAATAGACTTAGAACTTTGATAGATTATAGTTTAAAACAAGGAATTGGTTTTTATGATAATCAATTTAAAACAAAAGATCCAGCAACACAAAAAGAAATACTAAAAGCTATTTTAACTGAAAAAGCTTTTAACGAAATGACTAGTACTTTAGAAAAAACAACACAAGATGGTAAAACAGTTTACTGGAATCCAACTGCTGATATTAAAATTAAAGATAAAGTATCTGCTGCTAGTTTAAGATCAGACAAGCCAAAAGAAGAAAAACCAGAAGAAGAACCATTATATCAAGAAGAATACTTTGATGAGATTATAAATGGTTATAATCCTCCATCGGGAACAAAATTACTTCCAGGTCAAATAGATTACAGAACAAGAACTAATCTAGCAGAAAACTTAAACAAGTTATCTGGTGAAGATGATAAGTATATAACAAGAGAAGATCTTTATAAAACATGGTTAAATACACCTTATAAACAAGGTGATTATGATACTGGTTTAACAAAGCAAGAAGCATACAAAAACGGTAAAATAAAAGGTAAACCAGAAGATGCGTTTAAAAAGAGTTTTGATGGTAAGTTATTTGTCAAAGGAGATGGTGGTGTTTACAGATCTGTTAAAGGATATGATTTAAAGACAGCTACCGGTAGAGTTAAACTAGCTTTAGATCAGGCAGCAAATGCTACAGAGAAAAAAACACTTCAAAAGAAATTATCAGGAGCTAGACTAGCAGACTGGATGCAGAAGAACCAAATTAAAAGTGGTGAATCACAACAACAATATGCTATTAGAGCTCAAAAATCTATGTAATTAAAATAAATAAAAATGGAAGAAACATATACTTTACCTGACGGTTCAACAGTAGACATATCTAGTTATTCTCAATTCCAGAAGACTAACTTCTTAATAAAGAATCCTGGAGCAAAAAAGTCGAAAGGTACTGCGAAAAGTGCGACCGCATTACCGAAAAATCAAGCACTAGGTCAAAGTACGGAATCCAAGCAGGCAGGTGGTTCTTCGGGTTCCAAAAAATTTAGACTACCTACAGAAGCAGAGATAAATACACAGAGAAAGAAAGGTTTAATGCCTCCTCCTTCTACTATACGTTTTTCAGAAGGCGAATATAATGCTGATAGTTTTGAATATGATTTAAGAGGAAATCTAAGTAAGAAAAAAAATAAACCTTTACCAGAGTATAAATATGGTGAAGGTTACAAATCTAAACACGAAGAAACAAAAGAAGTCTATTTAGCTAGCAAAGATAATGCAAAAGTAAAAATAAATAAACCAATATCTACAACTACTAAATATATACAACAAGATATTGACGAAGCAGAAGTACCAGATCCATTTTTAAAGGATTTAAAAATAAAACAATTAGAAAGAGAAAAATCAAGAACAGATTCTGAACTAGAACATCCTTACTTGTATTATTCTTCTTTTAATCAAGAAAAACCAGACTCTTTTGTTAAAGACAACTTTAACGAATTAGAGTTAGAGGACATGGGTATAAATGCACAAGACTTTGATGGTTTCTTAAATAAAAATAAGTATAAAGAAGACTTTTTAGATAAAGAACAAAGAGGTTTATTTACAGAAGGAACCGGCGTTTCTGGGTATGATGTAGAGTTAGCAAAAGAATTACAAAAGAAAAGATTGCTTACTTTATACATGTCTAATATTCAGAGTAGAGATATAACTAGACAAGTTATTAACCAAGATCTTGAAATAAACAAAGGACTTAGAGACAAAAGAGATATAAAAGAAAATATTATTTTTGACGATAATAAGTTAATAAATTATGTAGAAAAAAACTTCCCTATATATACTCAAAAACTAAAAGAAAATGAAGTAAAGAGTAGAAAAATATACGAAGAAGCAAAAACTGGTGGAACTGATTTTTGGAGTTGGAATACTGTTGAAAAAATAGGCAATGCAACTTGGAATGGTTTTACTGATAGAATACATCAATTAAGTGCTACTACTTATGAAAAATTAGGCATGAGAGATCAAGCTGAGTATTCTAGATTTTTAGCAGATCAAGATGCTGTAGAGACTCCAGATGATAGATCAGTGGGTTACGTAGGTGGTAAAGAAACTTACGTTGATGGTAAAAAATATTTGGTTAGTGCTAAAGGAGATGTATACGATGCTGATTTAAAAATTAGAATAACAGACTTACTAGAACCAAAGAGTAGAGAAAAAATATACGATAGTTCAAAATATGGTAACAGTAGTTATATATTTAGTCCTCAAGGAGTAGCTGTAGGAACAGCTGCTGTTATGGGAGATATGATTATACAAGCTGCTTTAACTAGAGGCGTTGGTGCTTTTGCAGGTATCGCAACTGAAAGTAGAATAGCTTTGAGTGTTGCTGGTAAACAAACACAAGCAAGTCAATTACTTAATAGCGCTTCTTCTGCTTTAAAGATGATACCAATTAAAAGATCTACTGGATATGCAATGGTATCTCAAGGAGCATTAGGATATTCACAAGGTTTTGAAGAAACATTAAAAGCAGCTAGAGAAAATGGTATAAATGACGAAGAAGCTTTTGCTTTAGCGTCTAATGCAGCTCAAAGAATGGGTGTCTTGTATGCCACCACTGGTGTTATAAACCCACAAACAAATCTTGTTGATAATTTATTTACCGCTAAAAACGTAGTTAAAAAAGCAATAGAACAATATACTAAAACTGGTAAAAAAGGTTTTATTCAATCAATAGATGATGTTGTAAGAAACACGCCTAGAAATTTTGTTGAATTTGTTGAAGAAGGTGGAAAAGAAGTTGTGCAAGAAAACGTACAACAAGTTGGTGAAATTGCATTAAATAAAATAACAAACCTGGAAGCAGGTAAAAAAATACTTAATGAAGAATATACTGCTAGTGATTTTATAAACACTTCTATACTTTCATTTATATCTTCTGGTTTAATATCTAAAGCAAAGTTACCTAACTTTCAACAACAAGATAGTGATATAGATGATTTAACTTCATTAAGTAAATTAGCTCAAAATAAAGTTCAGTTCACAAAAACATTAGATGGTTTAGTTGATACTAAAGTATTTACTATAGATGAAGCTAACAATTTAAAAGCAGATGTAGATACTTATTCTAATAATATAAACAAATTACGTAGAGACATATCTCCTTCAGCTGCTATGCCAGTAATGAGAGAGTTAGACAAAGTAACTAAATTAGAAAATCAAAAGAAATCTGTAGACAAAGCATTTCATGAAGAAATAGATTTAGAAATAGAAGGAGTAAGAAATAATATAAGAGATATAGTTTACAACGATCAAGTTAAATCAAAGAATCAAACTATATTTACCGCAATAAAAAAAGGAATTGTAAAAGACTTAGATCTTAAGACTTTTAGCACGACTGCAGAAGTAAAAGCATACTTAATGGAAGAACTTGGTTTTGATGAAAAATCAGCTGAGTTTCAGTCCAATCAAGGTGGTGCTATCATACCTTATGAGGTATTAGCGGGCTTTTCAAATAATCCAGAATCAATAAAACCAGGTCAAAAAATAATAGTAGTAAACGAACAAAAAGGTAGAGAATCAGGTGCTAGTGAAATAGTACAACATGAATTTCTACATGGTTTAATACACGAAACAGTTAAAGATGATCCTGAAATACAAAAACTTTTAGGAGTAGCTTTATCTAAAGAATTGTTTAAACTAAAGGATATTGTTGAAGCAAAAGGAACTAAAGATAATCCAGTGCCTGATGAGTTTGTAAGAAGATTTGGTAAGTATGTTGAATTTTATGATAAATTACAATTAAAAGAAAGAGTACGTTATCAAACTTTTGAAATAAGCAAGCAAGAGTATGAAGATAAAGTGAATCAACTTCTAGGTAATCAATGGGAAGAGGTTTTGACTTTATACTCAGATGCTATAAGTAATGGTACTGTTAAGTACGATGAAGGGACTTTTACTAGATTAAAAGATGTGCTTAGACAAGTTTTACAAAGACTTGGTATTAAAGATATTAAATTTGAATCTGGTAAAGATGTTTATAATTTTATAAAAGATTATAACAAAAGTGTTGAAACAGGAAACTTTGGATTAGCAATGAAAAAAATTGGAAACTCAGGTGCCGAAGTTAACAAAGAAAAACTAAGACAAGAAACAGGTATAAAACCTTTTGAGTCAAAATTAATAAGAAGACAAGACGACGTGTCTACTGATGGTATTAAATTCTCTTTATCAGAAAGAAAATCATCTGAAGACATAAAGAAAGACGTTAATAAAAATTATGATAAAGATAAATGGGGAGCAGGTAGTGCTTTAAGCAGAGATGAAAACCCAGCTATTGAAAGAGTTCTTTATGACGTACTTAGTGAATACGATTATATAATAAAAGGTAAAGCAAAAGTATTAAACTTTGCTAACACTCCAGGTTATAACGACCTAGATATGATTAGTGAAACATATATACAATTAATGCCTCATATTAGAAACTTTAACAAAGAGTTTCTACAAAAAAGAGAAGAGTTCAAGAAAGAACTTATAAGTAAAGGTTTAGAACCTAATAGCGCGGAACTTAAGCAAAAACTAGAAGAACAAGACAAGAAAGGTTATGAAGGTAAAAAAGGCATTGTAAAAGAAAATGATGACTTAAATGCTTGGATAAACTCTCAACTTGTGAACAAAATGAATGCCGCTATGAAGTCAGGTAATGTTTCTGAAGAAGCGTTTACAGACGATATTGAAGGAGAAATGTTTAAAGAGTCTAGAATAGTAGATGGTTTTACAGGCGATCAAAGTTATTTAGAAGACGAAGGGGATAGTGTTTTTGACTCAGAAGAAGATTTTGCTCAAGAACAAAACCAACTAGCTGTATTACTTAGTGATCCAGTATATAGATTCGTAGATGAAAAAGGAAAACCAATAGATATTGAAACAGTACCATTTGGTGGTTTCTTTGTTACTGATATTTCAGACCCTAGTATTGCTGCTAATATAAAACTAAGAACAGAAACTGATCCTACTAAAACAGCAGAACTTAAAAGAGAACTAAACGATTTAAAAAGAGGTTTAGAATTACAAAACAAACAAGACATTACATTTGAAGAAAAAGAAGAATTAAAACAATTAAAATCTTTTAAATCTTACGATCTTTCTACTGGATTAATGGTAAACACATTTAAAGCTCTTTCTATTCAAGATACACCTGCTAAAATCATTACTGATGAGGTTGGTAGAGAAATATTAAGATCTCCAAATATTCAAACATTAGAATATAGAAATTTTAAAGAGAAACTATCTACAACGTCTAAAACAATGGCGAGAAGAATGACTTTTAAAAACGGCCCAGAGATTGAGTCTTTAATGTATAATGAATGGAAATTACTTTACGATGTTATAAATCATCCTGTAGATCCAGTTACTGGGCAATCTAGTTATGCTTCTAAGAAGTTACCACCTAGATTAAAAGAAACAGATGATAAGGGAAATTTTACAAAAATAAAAAATATAACTAGAGTTAGATTTCTACAGTCTTATTATGGAATAGATGAAGCTACTCGTATAATAAAAATATACGGAGGTGCTAATGTAGATAAAGAACTAAATGAGTTTGAGGATCCAGAATTAAGTGAAAAAGATGGTAACTCACTAAGACCTACAACTTACTTTGATAGAAGAACAGCTTTAATGGAATTATTCGGAGATGTTTTAGTTTTACAAGAAGCTAGAAGACTTATACGTAATCCTGAATTTTTAGATAGAGTAGCTGGAAGAAATGTAAACCTATATAACGAATTAAAAGATGATGTAATTAGAGCTAGCGTTTTAAATGACATGTCTAAAGGCAAAAGTGATTTAGTTAAATTTAGTTTAGCAGATAAAAAAACCGTTAAAAGAAAACCAGACTATACTACTGCTAGTCCAATTAATACTCTTGGTAATGATCCTTTTTACTCTTTAAAGTATGTTGAATTGTTTAGTAGTCCTTCTGAACTTGTTAAATTTAGTCTTACTGATATCGAAGAAGAAGCAGAAGAACCTGCATCTAAATTTAAAGATTTTTTATCTAGAATAGACTTTAGAGAACTTAATGATGATGATGGTTGGATATTAAAAACACTTCAACAATCAGACTTACAAGACGATAATATAAATACAAAAAAACTTCATACATTAAGATCTACAAGTGAATTGTACGATGAAATTTCTGATAGATTTGACAATTTATTTGGTTCTTTGTCTGTTACAAATTCTGAAAATCAGTGGATAATTAAAGAATATAAAGATGGTTATATAGATGCCATGCTTGATAGATCTTTAACAATTCCAGAAGAAGCTTTCAACGAACCGTATTGGAGTAAGATGAAAATTGATGAATCTTTTAGAAAAGAAGAATTACTAAAAGTGCAAAATCAACAAAGAATAGCTTTAATATTATTATCAGAAACTGTTAATGAGATTGATTCTTTTGAATACAGTATGTTCTTTAAGTACTTGTTAATGAAGGATGCGTTAAGTAATAGATATTATCCTGATGGAGAAAAAGGTATAATAAAAAAATCTATTAAAAAATCTGAATATAGAACAACAATACAACCTATACAAGACTATAGCAATCTTGATTTTGTAAAAGAAATTCAAAAAGACTATAAGTACAAAAAAAATGTTGGTATTGGCGCTATATATTTAGCTAAAAAAATGACCGAAGTGCCTCTTGATTTTTCTAAAAACTTTATTCAAGAAGTTGACTATAGAGATAATCTATATAAGTTTAATAGAGGAGAAGAACAATCAGAAATAAATGCCTTAAATAAATTAGCATCGTATAGTGTTAAGTCTGGTTATCCAGGTTCTTCTTGGTGTACAGGATCTTCTAAATTTATGGCTGCTAATCAGTTAAAAGACGGAGACTTCTATATATTTGCTAACAAGCAAACTAAAATACCTACATTAGCCGTAAGATATGTTGGTGACAATATAGCTGAAATGGCTGGTACTAGAGATAACCAAGATTTATGGAAACAAGACTTTGACCAAGTTGAGTTTGCTATAAACAATTTGCCTGCTAGTAATAAAGAAATAGCATTAAACCAAGTTGAAATAGCAAAAAGATTATCAAAAGTTACAGGTAAAGAAATAAAAGAAATAGAAGAAGAAAAAGTTTTAAACAAACTAATATTTTCAAAAGAAATAAATATACATTTTGAAAAAGATCTTTATCAAAAATCAAGATCTGCTTTTTTGAAGTTAAAAGAATTAGCTTTACAGAAAGTTATGAAAGCAGGGGGTTCACTTTTAGAACTATATAAAACAGGTTTTAATATTGATGAAAACGGAACTAGTTTTGTTACTAACGAACTTGACTTAGGAACGATAAATAAAATAGATGAATTTACTGAAAATGTAAGCATTAAATTACAATACGCCGTAGATGAAGCAAACGATATAGAATTTTCAGAAAATGTAATATTCCCTTATGAGTATTTAGAATTAAATGAATTAAAGAAAGCGAAAATATTAAGTATAAATGGAGTAACAAGTCTAACAATTCCAAAATTAACTGAAGCTGAATTACTTTCCGTTGATTTTGATAAATTAGTAGAAGAACAATCTGCAATTAGTTTGCCTTCAAAAACTAACTATAATATAGATTTTCAATTTAGCGATAACGATCAAGATGAAATAAGCGAATTTTTAGTTTTTGATAAAGACATTGACATGTCTGATTTTGACTTAGGACTATATTTTAATGAGTTAGAAATGGAAGGTATTAATTTGTCTAATGTACAAAATGCTAAAGAAATAAGTATAAGTGCTGCTTTCGTAGATTACATTTATTTATCTAAAAAAATAAAAACATTATCAACAGAAAATTTGTATGGTAAATCAACTAGTAGCATTGAAGTACAAGGAGTAGAAGAAATAGATACTTTAAAAATGGAATGGGCTAATTTTGATGGAATTCTTTTTGAAGATTTAAAAAAAATAGGTACTGTAGAAATAACTTTAAGAGATGAATATGATGATGACCTTGAAGATATAATAAGAGGCAGCGAGGTATTTAGATTAGCAGATAATGTTTTCTTTACTTTTGAAGATTACGAAAGTAGTAATTTTAAAACAAAAACTTTAAAATCTAAATCTTTACCATCTGTTAAATTTAGTTTAGCAGAAGAAAATAATGGTAAATTAAATCCTTTATTAAAAGGTCTTCCTTTTTCTAAACAATGGATTGTTGCTAGAGATATAGATAATGCTATCAACAAAGGTAGAGCTGCTGAAGGAATAAGAATACCATTTAGTGTGCCAAGTAGATCTAAATTCTCTGACGAAGAAACTGCTTATTTTATAATACAAAAAGTAGCAGAAGGTTTTAATGATTTTGAATTTAGAGTTAAGAAAAATGCTAAAGGACCTTTAACTAAACAAGTACTAGATGCGTTAGATGTTAAATCTAAAGAGTATCAAAACAGAGCGGAAAGAAATAACAACATAGAGAAAACTATAAATGACTTTATAGAGGAAAACAAAGGCGTTGCTTCCAGTGAGACTTTCTCTCCTGAGACTGCTAAAAACATTGGTAAAAACATTGGTAAATATGAAATGTACTTACCACCAGAAGATGAAGATTTCTTAGGTTTGCTATACACACTTGCAGGCGCTAAAGGTAAAAAAGGTGATGAGCAATTAAAATTCTTAACAGACACTTTGCTAAAGCCATATAGTGACGCAATGCTTAACTTAATGAAGGCAAGACAGACTATGTATAAAGACTGGCAAGACTTAATTAATAAAAAGCATAAAGGTATAAGTAAATTGCTTAAACAAGATTCAGGATATGGAGGTTATTTAGTTGACCAAGCGGTTAGGGTTTATCTTTGGAGTACTGCTGGTTACGATATACCTGGATTAGATAAAAAAGATTTATTCCACTTAAGAGAAATAGTAAGAACTAATCCTAAACTAAGAACTTTTGCTGCTGATGTATCTTTACTTTCTAAACAAGCAAATGGCTATACTGAACCAGATAGTAACTGGGGATTTGGAAGTGTGGTAAGTGATATTAACGGAGTTATATCTAAATCTAATAGAAAAAAGTATTTAGAACAATGGCAAAATAACATTGATAAAGCTTTTTCTAAAGACAACTTAAGTAAGATAGAAGCTGTTTATGGAAGAAAGTATGTTAAAGCTCTAAGAAATACACTAGATAGAATGAAGACTGGTAGCAACAGAGCAGAAGGATCAAATGATTCATTTCTTAACTGGTTAAATGGAGCTACTGCAGTAACGATGTTTACTAATATTAGGTCTGCTTTTCTTCAAACATTAGGTGCTGTCAATTATTTAAACACATCTGATAATAATATAGTAAAAGCTGGCGCTGCACTTTTAAACGTACCACAGTTCCTTAAAGATTTTAACACTATATGGAATTCAGATTACTCTAAAGATAGAAGATCAGGTCTTACCAATGATATAGCCGAAGCTGAATTAGCACAGGTAATGAATGATCCTAGAAACAAAAGTGTTATAGATAAGTTCAAAGCAGCTAATTACTGGATATTGAAAAAAGGATATGGTCCTACTAGATTTGCAGATAGTTTTGCAATCGCTTTTGGTGGTGCTACTTTTTATAGAAATAGACTAGACGCTTATACTAAAAAAGGTATGAGTGAAGCAGATGCTGAAAAAGAAACAATGCGTGACTTCTATGAAATATCAGAATCTTCACAGCAATCAGCAGACGTTTCTAAAATATCAATGAACCAAGCAAGTACAAAAGGGCGTTTATTACTATCTTTCTTAAATACACCATTTCAGTACTCGAGAATAATAAAGAGATCTGTTATTGATTTAGCTAAGGGAAGAGGAGATGTTGCAAATAATATTGCTAAGATAGTTTACTATTCTACTATTCAAAACATTATGTTTAACTTCTTACAAAATGCTTTATTTAGTATTATATGGGACGATGATGACGAAAGAGATGAAGCAGGTAATGGTAAATTTGATAAAGCTAAGATCAGAGCAGTAAGTGGATCTTTAGATACATTATTAAGAGGTTCTGGATTACAAGGAGTAATTATATCTACCGTTAAGAATATAATAATAAAATGGTATGAGAAGAGTGGTGATCCAAAAGGATATGGAGATGTATTATTAGAAGCTGCAAACCTTGCTCCTTCTATAGGTATTAAAGCGAGAGCTTTGGCTAAGTCTTATAAAGCTGTTGAATACAATAAAGATGAGATAAAGTATAAAGGATTTAGTCTAGATAATACTTACGCATTAGAAGCATTGACATCTTTGACATCAGCCGCAACAAACGTACCAGTAGATAGATTAATGCAGAAATTTGAAAATGTATCAAACGCATTAAATGAAGAATATGAAGCATGGCAAAGAGTTGCTTTTGCGATGGGTTATAATAAATGGAACTTAGGTATTAGCGACGAGAAAAATGTGTCAACAAATGCCGCGGGTGAATTGAAGATACCAGAGTTAAAACAAGCTGAATTAAAAATGCCAGAATTAAAATAACAGGAACAAGACAACTGAGCACCATACTCAAAGTTCCTATATAAAGAAAGGGGATCACTTAATTGTGTCCCCTATTCTTGTTTATAGTTATTAATCAATTTCTTCTTTTTCTTTTTTAGCTTTTTCAGTCATAGACTTAATAGCTTCATCATAACCAGGCATTAATTTTAAAGTTTGAAAAGTACCAGAAGCTAACGTGGTTAAGTTCTGTTGCTCGTTCATAACTTGTTGTAGAACTCTTACTAGAGCTTCTATCTTATTCTTCATTTCAATTAAAGTTTGTTCTTTCATATTAAATTGTTTTATAAAACATTACAAATACATATCTTCCTTTTTCCCAAGCAGTCGCTGGATATTTACTATGAAAATAGTTAGAAGGATAACTAACTAGTCTATTTTCGTTATTTCCTATAAGTGATTTTAATTTCCACTTTTTTTCTTCATTAGAATCTTCTAATATCATTCTATCAAATTCCTCAGAAGTAACATAATCAGGAAGTTTATCTCCATAATGTTCGTGTTCCCAAAAAGCAGTTCCATTTAAACCTTCTAGTTCTGATTTAGACATGTATAATACACAAGCTCTATCTGGTTTAACACCTTCAATTATATAATCAGAGTGTATTCTTAAATCATTATCTAGTTTATCAGTAGCACATCTAAAGAAAGATAATATAGGTTGTATTGTTTTGTTTTCTTTTTCAGAAAGTATATTACAAACTACTTCAATAAAATCTTCATCTACTTTTTGTACGTAGAAAGATTTTTCACCCATAACAACTTCAGTATTTTCATTGTTTTGAATAGTATAAGAATAAAAATCATAATAACTTTTTTCTAAAAAATTATCTACTACATATATCATATATTTTCTTTTTTAATGTTGTTAACCTGCCACAAATCATTTATGTAGCAGGTATATATCCAACATTTAGTTCCTAAATAACTATACAACTTCACAATTACCACCTCCACAAGCTGCAGAGTCTGAAAAATTAGTGTTATCTTGTACTTCTACAACCTTAGACAAATCAACATCTTTTAATGTAGACATCATTTGTTCATAAACTTCTTTAGTACAATCTTCAAACGGTGTTTGTTTATATGTTCCACCATTATAAGGTAACACAGATAAACCATTGTAGTAATCTTTGTTTGCCCACATCCATTCACCAATGATTTTCCATTCATCATCTCTTACTGAAACAGTACAAGATACGTTATGAGTATTATTACCTTTAATATGACCAGGTTTAACCCAGTCTTTAGATATTAGTTTTACTCTTTCAAGAGCGTCTAACGTAGACTCGTGTCTTGTTATTGCTCCTTCTGGCGCTTTCTGAGGTACAGAAATTACAGATTGTAGTGTAGGATTAAAATATTCATCTTCTAATAATTCTGGGTGATTAATAGCTAAATAAGAGTATATAGCTTCGTTTTTACCTAATCGCATTCTACGAATATAGTAATCATTATGCCAAGCGTGAATACCACTAGATGTGCCAAGCACCAAACTAGTAGTTCCTGCTGGTTTGACGGCTGTAGTACGAGCAGCAACATTAATTCCAAGAATATTAGCAATATCATTATTCGTAGCTTTAACGATGTTAGCAGCTTCTTCATAGTTTAATTCTAAATTTGATTTAGAGGCAATACCAGTCATTGATACACCTAATAACGCGTCTTTTTCTGTATTCTTTTTCCATATATCACGTAGATAATGAAAATCAGAATATGATGCTTGTAGTGTGCCTAGAAACGATGCTGCCGATGATCTAGCATTAAACTCTTCTTGACTGTCTATATCAGACATATTTATCTCTGTTAAGTTACAGAATTGATAAGGTCTCAAAGCAATTTCACAACAAGGATTAGTTCCCCAGTCTTTATCATTAGTTAAGTATATACCGGGTTCACCAGAACCAGAAGCTTCAATACGCTCCCATACTTTATCAAAAGTCTTTTTATTAATTTTATGACGTACTAAAACAACAGAATTATTAGCTCTACCTCTTTGTGGGTTGTCTTCCCACCAATTACCTGCTTTACAATTCAACATCGCGCTGCTATCTAAATCAAATAAAGAGATCATCGCTGCTCTTCTAATTCCACCTGCTAAAACAGCATCAGCTATATGGCATTGAATATCATGACACTCAATATCTGTTAGTTTTGATCTATCCTCTTTTTCTCTAAGAATAGCTTCGATCTTAACTAACGCTAATCTCAATGGTTCTGGACCAGGTGCTTTACCACCAGCGGTAACAAGTAATGCTCCTTTCTGTCTAATATCTGATAAATCAAATTCTATATGAGATGTTAATCCTCCAGTATAAGACTTGAACAAGGTTTTAACTGCATCTGCCCAACCAATAATACTGTCTTGAACTACATATCTTTTCTTTCTATCATAATTAGGTTTTCTAATTTCTGGTAATTTTTCTATTTGATGATTTTGTACTGAATATCCAACGCCTGTTCCGCCTAACAACAAGAACATCGTTTCTGAAAAACTATGTATGCTATCAACAGGTAAAAAAGCACAATTATAAATCCGTGCGTTATTGAGCTCGATTGCTTTACCGCCGAATTGTAAACTACGCATTGATGGTAAAACCTTTTTATTAAATACAAAATTTTCATAAATACCTTTTATACTTTCTTTTAATTGTGGAAACTTCTCTATATGCATTTCCATATTCCTTGTTACTAATTCTTCCCAAGTTTCTCGCCTTTCTTTTTGTGGCAGATATTTAGCGTACTTAGTGTATACCGTGATTTCAGATAAAATCTGTTTGTCTAGTGTTAAACTCATTAATTGTTTTTTAATATATTATTGTTAGTGAAATTGTTACAAATGGAATATATAAAGCAAAGCATCTTTCTTGATTTATATCATCTTCGTATATTCTAAAGCCTAATAATAAACCTGGATATAATCCAACTTCAAATTCCCATTCTTCGTATTCGTTATTGTTTAGTGTCATAATTTCTATTTTTTAAGATTAATTCAACTGTTATATCACATTCTTTTTGACTTTGCGGTTTGTATAATGTTCTATCATCTTTTTCTATATACATTAAATACTTAAACATTTTCCAACGTAATGGAAACGAATCATTTGCTCTACCTTTTGTTTCTATTATAAAATCATCTCCAATAAAATCTGGTGTATATTTAAGGTTTAACACCTTTTTATTTCCTCTGTTTATATAATCACCTTTACCGTTTGATTGTCTTTCATAACATTCACTATTAAAATGAAAAGCTGGTAGTAATTCAAATGTTTTGCCTTCGTACTTAAATTCTAGCCCTGCGTCTTTTAAAACTTTATACATGTATTTTTCTAAACCAGAAGCAAAGGTGATACCGTCGTATACCACCTTTTTTGAAACTACTGGTCCTTTTTTTCTAACTATTCTCTTCATAGTGTAAACCGTCATTGCCGTTTTGGCCAACTACTTCCATTCTGTCTTCATCTATAATAAACTTGTAGTTATGACCATCCGGAACGTCTTTAAATTCTTGTATCAAAGCTTCTTCAGTTAAATCTTGAATTTCTTCTTTGCACGCTTGTATGTATAGCACAGCATCCATTAACTCTTCCTGAACATCGTTTAGATATTTAAAAAGACCTTTCATTTTTTTAGTACGCTCGTCGTGTAGAGTATTTCCATACTTAGCAAAACCTACATCTGATCTTGATACAAACTTGTCTACTACTCTTTCTACTACTGGATCTCTAAACTTGATTTTCTTTTCTGTCATATTATAAAGTTGATTTTAAATGTTCGTTTATTTTTTTAACAAATGTTCCATTAACCATTTCGCCTTGTCTTGATTTAATTACATCATAAGCTGATACAACACAATCTTCTACTTTTAATCCTTCTAACGCAGCTAAATTAGTTAATACAACCATCATGTCGCCAATAGCATCAATAAATTCTGCTCTATCATTTTTAAGAATAGCTCTAGCTAATTCACCAGCTTCTTCTTGTAACTTAGCGAACTGAGTTTTAGTATCACCAGATTTGTATATACCACGATCATCTGCCCATTGCCTAATTAAATCATACACATTAGGAGTTTCACTACTTTCGTCTAAACAAGATGTATCTTGCTGTTTTAAAAACTCACTCATTGCTTTATTGTATACATAACACCTAGAAGGATTATACATAGACGTTTTAGCGTTTTTAACAATCCAGTCAGCTAATGCATAAGTTAAACCGTGTTTACCAAAATAAGTTTCTATCTCCATACCAATGTTGTCCATTAGATTACCTTTCAACTTGTTAATTGGAAAAGGAAATGTTGTTGTTTGTTCTGTTACGTTTAATACCATTTGATTTAATTTTTTAGTTTTTCTACTAGTTATTAATTGTTTATAAGATTGCCTATCTACTTTGTAACCATAGACAAGTTGAAGTTCTAATTCTTTTTCAGATATATAATCTATATCATCGCTAGAGTCTAGAACTTCATATTCGCCACAAGCATAACCTTGTTGTCTTGTTAACCTATCCTTAAGATCACACGTTACGCCGATCTTTTTACCAAAAATGTGATATAAATAATACGTCATTTTTTATTCTTTTACAATTACTTCTAAATTAAAAGACTCTAAATCTACAATTATTCCAACAGGTTCAAGTCCTTCGTTAATTAATTTGCCAAAAAACTGTTTTAAATCACTTCTGATGAAATATCCACCTTTTGCAGCGTAATCACCATCTTTCCAAAATTCTATTGTTTTACTTTCTTGCATTTGTCTTGTTTTTTATCATTAAAAGTTTGTTTATATTCTATAATAAATCCTATAGCTACTATTATATTCATTCCTAACGATGCTATTATCTCATGTATATCTTTATATATGTTTGTAGTTAAATGTATATGACCAACCATCCAAAATGGTATTGATAGATTATTAGCAATCCAAGTTATTGTAAACGTTAAAAACTGTTTCACTGTTTATCGTTGTATAAATGTAAGTTGTGTGCAAAGTGATAGTATGTACCAACTTCTAATTGTAGAACTTCAGCAACATCTTTTTGTAACATTGAAAAACAGAATTGATCGTTACAGAAACCGTACCAGAGATCATTAGAACGCATTAGAACAGACATATTTAATTTTCCGTCTAAGATTGTGAATTGAACTGCGTACGTGCAAGGAGTGTCATTAGAATACGTATCTATTTCTTTACCGTCATATATAGACAATGTTGCTTTTCTAGTGTTTGGATTATCTTGTAACATCTTTACAACTTTGCCTAATTGATCGTTTCTTCGCCATTGCCAACCGTAATTAGATCTAACGTTACCATCTTCGTCCATCATTTTTTTCCACATTGGTGCATACTTAGATATTTCGACACCAGAAGGATCACCAGATAGGTACCATTGCCATTCTCTCATTGCATAAGTAGGATTCCATTTTCTTTCAGCAAATTGTATATGGTTATCTTCAGGATTTTGAATTTCAAAACCAACATTAAATAAAGCTTTAGTATTATCAAAACCAATACCGTCTTGCCTTATTTTATCTAGAAAATAAACAAATGCTTCATCAGCGTTTTTAAAACTATTTCTTGTATTTTTCATAATAGTAAATATAAAATTCATACATTTTTTTCCATATATCCATTTTTTTATAAGACTCAGGACTAACACTTATTTTTTTATTCATTTCAATGCATATATACCATTCTAGAGTTGATTTTGCTAATGGAGATATATATATACCGTTTTTAATGCACCAATCTCTTGCTTCTTTTTCTTTAGTAGAATATAAGTAGTTACCCATGTCTATAACAACTCTTTTTGCCATTATTCCCAAGGCATTTTAACGTCAGACATATCTGGCGGTTGTTGAGGTATAAAGCAACCAGATCTTGGTTCCCATTTAAAATGAGCTTCAGCACCGTTTTCACCTAAGTTTTGAAATTTAACTTTTAATACTTTACATTTAACAGTCTTCTGTTCATAATCTCTATGTACTAATAAACCATGATAAGATGCATCGTACCATTCACCACCACCTTTAATATTGTACATTGTTGGTTCTTCTATTTTACCATCTTTATCTTTGTACATTTTAGTTGGGTGAGCAACTACTATAACTAATACGTCATACTTTTTAGCAAATATCTCTATCTGTTGTAAATATTCTAATGTATATACATTAACATCTCCAGAAGCGTCTGTAGCTCTAACTTTATTAAATGGATCTATAACTAAACACTTGATACCTTTTCGTTTAACTAGTTCAGCACCTTTTCTAAGAACAGACTCTAACGTGTATCTTTCCATATCTATAAAGAAATAGCTTTCATTAACATGAGCTGCGACTTGATTCCATTTTTCACCGTGTATATCTTCAGGCGAAGGCATATCACCCCATGTTTTACGCATTAGTTTATGAGCATGTAGATAAGTTGGTTGATTTTCAGGAGAAGCGAATGCAGTCTTCCAACCATAATTACCGTTATATCCGATAACCATTTGGTCAACAAAGTCAGATTTACCTGAACTAGGTATTCCAGTAACTGTAATGAATTGACCAGTGTATGTAGAAAATATACTATCAAAATTGCTAAGCCCAACTTGAAAACCTGGTTTAAAACCATTTCTAACGAAATCTGTAACGTCATCTTCTATGTCTTTAAATGTTTTAACGTTTTCTAATGGAACAGGTCTTGATTGAGATATTCTTTGCGATAACTTTTCTTTACCATACTTTAATAAGTATTCATTCGCATCTTTACAATCTTCAAACGATGCTAAATAGCATACTTCTGAACCTAGTCTACGTATTAACTCTGTTTGTAATGCTTGACCAGCAGCGTCAGAATCTACTGCTAATATAATCTTTTCTTTATCATCAAAGTAATCAATACAACTATCTAAATAATCTAAGTTGTTTGTATTTAAAGTAGCACCGTTTGGAACAGATATAACATTTGTTATACCGGCTTCGTGTAAAGCTAATACATCCATTTCGCCTTCTACTATTATACAATACTCGTAACCTACAATACTGTTTATGTTATAGAATACTTTTTCTGCGCCTTTATATAATTTAAAATGCTTATGACCATCTCTATATTTTATGTTGACCAATTCATCGCCAACAAAGTAATTAAAGTGTATAGCATTTTCTTCTTTGCCTGTTTGAGGCATAAATTCTTTTCCCTCTGATATTCGTAATTCATAAAGAGTTTCTTTTGAAATACCACGATCGTTAAACCATTTTATTACTGGTTCACTTATTTGCATTTCTTCAACGTGTTCTTTAACAGCTGGTTTAATATAAACCTTTTCACTAGAACCTTTACGTTGATAAGTATGTAACTGAAATGACTTATTACAATTATGACAAGTTCCTAATCCTCTTTCCCAGTCGTACGAGGCACACTTTGCTTTCTCATTCTTAGGTTTTCTATCAGAAGAGCACAAAGGACAAATGCCTTGTGTTTTACCTTCTTCAAGACCATACTTATTGAATGTATCAATTAAGAAACCATTGATCTCCGTGTTGTTTACTTGCATTTGTTACTTTATTTAATTGTTACTAATTCTAGATAGAAAAACCCCAACTTGTGGGGTTTATTTATATTAAAAAGGTAAATCATCTATAGGTGCCACTTGTTTTGCAGGAGCACTACGTTGCTGTGGTTGACCGTCTCGAGGTCCAACATCTACATTGTTACCGTTAGTCCAAGATACTTTAACATTACCTAAATAAACTTTAGGAGACTTAGATTCTCTCTCTTCTTTGCTTTGACCAACAGTGATTGGACCTTGATTACCAAAATTATCTGGTTCATCATTTAAGACTATAGTTATAGGAAGGTACTTACCTTTTTTTCCGTCTATAATCTTGTTTTTTGGAATTTCATTAAGATTAATGCTTGCGTTGATAATTGATGCCATATTAGAATATATTAAATTGGTTTAAAAATTGTTTTAATCTTTGGTAAACGCTAAGTTGTTGTTTTACTTCTTTGTAGACTTTTAAGTCTTGTGGTACAACAGGTGTTGTTTTCTTTGGTCTCGCCATAAATAATTAAAGTGTTAAATTAATAAAATAGTTTTCAGGTTTAAATTCTGGGTTATTATAAAAAAGATTATATGCTTCTACTGCTTTTTCTACTTTTTCTTTACCTCTGTTTAAAAATTCATCAGAGCAATCATAAACACCTATTTGATGTGTATTCTTATCTATTGCCATAAATACTAAATCATAACCAAATAGTTGCCTATAAATATATGCTTGACTATCATAGTTATATTTCTTTGCAGAATACTTAAAGTCTAATATATTAGATGTTGTTTTAAGATCTATAATTAATTTCTCTGAATGATTAAGTATATCTGCTTTTCCTTTCCACATAGCACCACTTATTTCAGCGATACCAGGAACTTCATAATCAACATTGTCTGATCTTATTAAACCACGACATACTTCGTTTGAAAGCATTTTGTCTATCATTAATTCTAGTTGGTCAACTTCATGCTGTAATAAGCACATTTCACCTTCAGATATTTCTTTATATACATTAGTATTTCTTGTTGAAGATTGTATTACTTTGTATTTCTTAAGTTTATCTGGTTCTAATATAGCGGTATGAAAATAACCACCAACTAAAAAGTTTACGTTAGATTGCTGTGGATCTTTTAAAGCTAAAGGGTTTGTAAGTAATGTAGATATATTTGAATTACTAAGAAATTGTTTACCAAAGTCGCCATAATATTCTGCATCGTCTTTTAACTTTTCTAATATAAGTTCTTTCTTCATACTATAGTTTTGATAAAATTGTTACTGCTTCTTTGCTTAAATCGTATTTACCTTTAATAGTATCAATAGAACCGCCATTAGCTACAAATTGTTTTGCTTTCTCAAAAGCATCATCTTTAACATCTAGTTTTGTTTTAGCAACTGGTTCCTTACCGTGTGTAGCCGTAGCGTCTGCATCAGCAGTATCATCAATAAGTAATAAATTACCTAAAGCATATTTTTTACCGTAAGAAGATGCTGAACCAAAAGCTTGAGGCGTTTGCATACCTTTTTGCTGTAAGTCTACACCAACTATTGCTTTTACTTCGATAACGGCGTCACTGTTTACATCGTGTATAGCAGCTTTGCTGATAATAACTGGTAATTCATGCGAATACAGATAATCTTCGTTGACTGTAAAGAATACTCCGTATTGTGCATTAAAAGGTTTTAGACCTTCAAGTATATCTTCTGCAGAACGGAAGTTGTACTTACCAAAGGAATTATACCTACTTTTGTTTGCTTTAAATTCAATTTGAATTTTAGATAACTTTTCAGATAAACTCATTTCAATTTTACTCATTATATTTGATTTAATTAGTTTAAGTTGTTATATATATAATCACACATTTTTGACATAACTTACATGAAGTCAATTACTTGTGACGAGTCGACGTTAGCTATTAATTTTGAAATAGCAAACTTTTTTAATTCTGAAACCCTTACATAAGCACTTGGACCTTTGAAGTCTAAAATTTCTGCAATTGCATTTGCTGAATGCTTATCACAGTCTAAACCATAACTAAGTCTTAATACATTTGCTTCAACATCTGTTAAATGTTTCTTAAATATACTAAGTAAATAAGCGTTTAGTAAATCTATATTATATTCAGTTGATTTGTCTTCATATTGATACATACCTTTTTCTGAATTAGGATAGAAATCTGAAGAGTCAGCGTCGTTAAAACCAATGTCTATACTTTTAAATATACTATTAAAAAACATTTCAAGTATCTGTTTGTCTTCAGGATTTTTACGTATTTCATTTATTTTATATTCAGGGATTCTCATTGTCCCTCTATATACATTTATCGCATATCTAATGCGTCCTTTAATACGTTTAGATAGAAATGATTTGATTGTCTGTTCTTGGTTCTCAGATGTGTTTATTTTATCCCAGTCTATTTTATCTACTGACATTATTAATCCTATACTACCTTCTTGTATTAAGTCATTTATATCTAAAATACCAGAAGCTTGGTCTGCAGTTGAAAACTTTTTAGCTATATTTTCTACTAATGGAAGGAACATGTTTATTAGATCATCTCTTGAATACTCATTGTATTGCTTTTGTTCTAATCTACCAATAGTCTTTTTTACATCATTTTTATATATTAGATGGTTTTGTAAGTTATACTTTTTCATATTCTGTAATTTTTAGAAATGCTTTTGTCATTTGTTCATTATCAGAGTAATATAGATTACGCATGTTTTTCATCCACTCGTTAAATTTAATAGCTTCTTCCATGTTGTTTAGTTTTAGTTAATTAATAATTTTAATGCTTCAAAATGACCATCTACCGCATCGTTAAAAGAATAATATCTTTCTTGATATTGGTCGTGTTCTCCTCCAAATATCATAGTTTCCCATAGTAACGGTTTAGTATCGTCTCTTGGATAAGAATGATCTAAACCAAGAAAAACTGTAGATATACGTATTCCTTCAACTTCTTGTTGCATTACAATTCTTTGTATTTCATTATCTGAAACCCAATTAAAATAATCTCTACTGCTACTTGCTTTTACAGGATTATTGTTTTCGTCTAATTTGTACCACATAAATCTTGATTTAGTAATTCTTTTTCTTTTTTTAATTCATTGCTCATGTTTCTATATATAGTTCTTGTAGAACAATTTAAGTAACTAGCTAATTTGTCAACTGTTATTTTATTGCCTTCATCATGAGTGTATAGCATGGCATCATAAATCTCTGACTCTGAAAGTTTTTTACGACCGATAATTTGACCTACGATTTGTAGTTTTTGTTCTGCCGTTAATTGGCATGTATCTTTAAAAATTATCTTACGTATTTTGTTTTTAGGTGGCCGTTCTAAATCATGCATGCTAACATCATGAAGTATTGTTTTTAATATATGCTCTGAAACATTAAAGGTAACAAAGTTATTTGACTTATCACATATAAATCTAAATAAATTTTCTAATTTATCTTGATCTAATTGAGGATTAAGATACCATATAACTAATATATGCCACTTTAGACTTTTATAAGTATTTATTTTGGCTTTGCTTCTAAATAACTCATAATACTCAGTAGTACCTTCTTCATAATAATCACCCCATTCAAACCTTGCTGATGGTTGATCATTAATAGGTGCTCTTCTGTATATTATACGCCTATCTGTTAAATACTTTATTTTTCTATCGTGTGACATTAGCCCCTTACTAGTTATATATACAGCCTATTGTCACAGTTCTGTATAATTATTAATATAATATTCTTCTTCGCAATCACATTCATTATTCATTTCATTTCTCATTTCTTCGAAATATTCTTTTGTTTTTCCCATACTTAATAGGCTATTTTCATGTTAAGTTCCATTTAATATATTTTCGATTTCTTTAATACGTTTTACACATAAGCCAGCTTCTTCATATTGCTCGTTTACTTTAAACGCTTCCAACATAACTTTTAATTTACTTAGTTCCATTAAAAGCTTTTGGTCGTCTTCAACTCGTTGATGAACCTCTATAGGTATACCACTGCTTTCAAGGTCTTTAATAAACTCTTTGTCTAACTCTTTTTGTTTATTGTACATTTTACCTACAATAATGTCTGCTAATTCGTTCATCTCTTCTTTCGTCATATATAATTGTTTAATTGTTACGATATTATCTACAAACTTTTCTGTTAAGTCCGTGTAGTATTTACATTCTACCTATTTCTTTCATCTTCAATACTAAGAAGATAATAATGATAGTAACATAGAATATTACTAGTTTTATTAAGTTTAATACATTTTTTATCATAAATTAATCTAATAAAATCATATATGCTTTAGGGTTGTTTTTAATAAACCAGTCAATAGACATGTCAAAGTCACGTATTATGCCTTTGCTTAATATTCCTACATTAGAAAAAGCTTCACAACCTTTTATAAAGTCGTATATACTTAAACTAATTGGATCTAGAAATACTGATTCGCCAGAAAAAGGATTAGTAACTTCTTCACCTTTGGTGTAAATTTGTCCTTCAAAGAATTCAGGAACAATTAATTCTTTTCCAAATATATCTTTATCTTCCATAATAACTGTTTTAAGTGTTATCTTTTTCTATTAAAGTAGCTATATAATTCCATATATCTATTTCTTTTTTAACATGATTAATAACGCCTTCTAATTCATTTAGCGTTATTCCACCTGTTAAACCCATGTGATAATCTCTTTCTAAAGACACTAATTCAAATCTAAGTGAAGATAGTTTAGAAAAAGCTTTGTCACTAGTTTTTTCTTTTAATTCTATAATATTCATATTACTGAGTTAATAAAAGTTCTACTTCTCTAGCTGCTTCAAATGTTATAGCAGAACTATTACCACCAATATGCCATTCGATTTCTTCGTCTGTTTCAATAGTTCTATATTCTTTCCAGTCATAAATTGTAAAAACATCACCATTATCTGTTTCACATGTCCATTCGAAGTTTACTTTATCGTCACCATCGTTTGATTGGTATTGTGCTTGTCCTAATGTTCTATTTAATTCATCTACTGTAGCGTATATAGTAGAATTGTGGAAACTAGTTCCATCTGCTGTTTTTTCTGTTAATTTTGCCATGATTTTTTGTTTTAAGTTTTAGTTTTTTTTAAGTTTTAGTGTGTATAGCAAAGTGTTACTCTACTATTTTAATGAAATTACCTTGTTTGTCATGTAATGTAGTAAGTTCGAATTCTCGATCTAAATGATCAAAAGCATGGTCAACCATTAAGTGTATGGCGCCAGCGTTAAATTCAGCAAATGTACCTTTAAATCCTTTTAACAAAGCATACTGATAAAAGAAATTTACATCTACTATTTTTTTATTTCTCATTTTTATATAATCCTCTTTCATAAAACGAATGTATTAAAAAGACCCACCTTTCACAGTGGGCCCTTTAAATTATTAAAAAGCGTTACTTTGAGCTTTTTGAGCTCTTTCAGCCATTTGTGCTTTTTTACCATCATCAATGATAGTAGTACCTTCTTCTGCATAAGCAGTAACAGAACAGTCACGATCAACTCTAACTTGTTTACCACCAGTTTTAATACATAGTGTTTTTAACTCGTCGCTGAATTCCATTAATGATATTGCGTTTACTTTATAGGGTAAAGTATCATAGCCAACTTCATCTTGACCATCATTAATAATTAATATCTCTGGTTTTTCTTGTGATAAATCCATATTTAGATTACCTAAATGTTGATTACTAATATCTTCAGATATACTAGTTACAATACCACCAATATCAGTTGTACCACCATTAGGATCATTAGAAAACCAAGACCAGAAGTTCATTACATCTTCTCTGTTTTTAAGATGATGAAACTGTAATTTACTTGGACTACATACAAAGTAGCTAAAGAATACTTCAGCTTCTTCTTTCATAACGTATTTTAAACGGTCAATGAGTATAGCATTCACCCATATCTGTTTTTCAGGATAACCCATACTACCAGAATAATCTAATAATATAATTATCTTTTGTTTTTGTTCTTTTTTGTCTACAGGTACGTTGACTGTTAAGTCTTTAGTTAAGAACTTAGTACGAAAGTTTGGAAACATTTTTTGATATAACTCTATGTTACTGAACTGAGCATAGTCACGCATAATCTTTTTAGCGTATTGGTCAGAGTTAGATACAATTTTTTCTTCAACTTCTTTTTCTACTTTGAATTGATCACCAAGATTACCAACGATAGATATTTTATCTAATATATCCATTTTACGCTCTTTACTTAATTCATTAAAGTCAAGTTGATCGTTAATGTCTGCGTCAGAATATATTTTTCTATCGAAGTTTAAACTAGTTTCAAAATCAACATCTTGTTCTTCACCACGATCACCAGTCTCGCTGTTGCCACCTATTTTTTTGTAAATGGCAATAGCTTGTTCTAGTGGAGTATTACCTGGAATAAAAGTATCAAACAAAGAATCATACAATTGTTTTTTCTTTTCATAGTCTGCAACTTCGCTGTCAGATAATTTACTTGTGTCTGAATATTTTTCTTGAAAATAATCACGCTCATCAATCATCTTGAAATAACAAACTCTAGCTAGTTCTTTGATAGTGTCTATTGACTTATCAATCCATACGTGAGTCTTAGCTTTAATGTCTGACTTAGTAGGCGTTATATAAGTAACTGGGTCTTTGATTGATAAATTAGAATTATCATCTAACACACTAGCGCCATTCCAAGAATAATTAGACCATACACTTGGTTGCCAAACATTTTTTGTATAAGATTTAGAACCACCGTAACCATAACCGTAATCATCATAACCATCGTTGTAACCATCGTTACTGCCGTAGTATTTACTCCAATATTTACTCATGTTATATTATTTAAGGTTAATTACTCCATTATTGAAGTTACAGTTTGTTTCTTAGATAAACTTGTATATAATTCTGTAGCTGTTTTGATTAACGAAGCGTGAGTTGAAATAAGATCGTCTGTTACAGTTAATTTTTTCATTTCTTTAATACCAGTAGCCAGTAAACCAAGATCATTAGTGAATTTAGCTTTTTCCTCAGTAGTAATCATATTATTACTTTGTAATTGACTGATAGTAACATCAAGATCGTTAGATAATTTTCTGAATTTTAACGTACTTTGATATTTTTTAAGCGTATCAGCGATTAACGTAGGTTTTTTAGCAAACTCTGCGATAAAACTTAACGAGTCTGGACCACATTCTTGATAAACTGTATAAGCAGTTACTGCAACACGAGGTGATATTGTAATACCACCACGGTGATATTCCTGTAATAAGAATGGAATAATAGGATCTATATTACCTTCGCCAAACTTTGTTTCTAATAATTTATTATAACTAGCTTCAGTATAATTATCCCATATAACATTTAACTCAAGTGGAAAACGTTCCATTAAAGCTTTTAACGATGCATTTTTAGAGAATTCTTCACGAGTACGATTAGTACAACAGATAATGAATTTTGTTTTGATAGGGAAAATCTGCGTACCATTTCTGAACACTTTAGAAGATAAAATATCTTTTAATTGTTCTAATATAAAATCAGGAGCATCAAATAATTCTTCGAATATAACATACTCGTTATTCATAAAAGAGTTTTCAACTAAATACTCGATTTTACCTGTTTTTTCGAATGTAGGTATATCAAGACCACCGAATAATCTATCTGTAGTCATACCTGTACCCATTGTAATAACATAAGGATCAATACCTTTTTCAGCAAGATATGCTAATGTAAGTTCTGATTTACCGTGACCACCTGGACCGTAGAGTACGATGTTTTTACCAGTCTTAAGACCGATGTCTAAGATACTAAGTGATTTATCCATAAATACGAAGTCAGCACCTACGCCTTGGACTTCTTCTACTACTGCTTTTGTTTTTCTAGCTGTCGCCATAATTAAAGGGTTTAAAGGGTTAAATAAATAATTACCAACGTGGTAACTTTGTAACTAAGAGAGGATCGAACTCTCAACGCCAACTCAGTCGGAGCGTCATCTGCCAAGATTTAGTTGCCGCACTATGTCAAAGTGTGTATAGCAAGCCGCTAAGACTCGTCTGGTTCTGTTTCAAACTCACAATGTTCAAGACAATCAGCGCATAATTCATCAAATATGTAGTGTCTACCAGCACTACAACAATTACTATATTCTTCCATAATATTTATTTGTTTTAAATGTTACTTTCTACGCCACGACTTGTGAACCGCTGCGCTTAGTTCTTGACTTACAATCTGAATTGTATTACCGGTTTTATGTTCTATGATAGGTATATAACTATACGTTTTCATAGTTGAACAGTTTACACATTTAGTATAACCTAACTCTATCCTAACAGGATGCATTTGACTTCCACATCTACAATACATAATATTAATTTTTAAATTCACATATATTATCTTGCTATTTTATTAATAAGTCCGTAAGGCATTCAGGTGTATCTTCTAATCTGTATAATTCAATTATTACTTGTTGTTGGTACATAGTCAAACAGTCATAAGACATATCGAAATATTCTTTAGATAATGAATCTAAACTTGCCATAATACTCATGATAATAAACTTACTTTAGCTAATAAATCTTTTGTTTCTCTTAAAATCATTTTATCTTTGATAGTAAGATCTAATCCACCTTTTATATTTCTATAAAGATCGTTTACACTACGGTGATTATAATCTACTGGCTCGTTATATGTACCGCAATGACTTTTCTTATAACCACTTGCTTGATAAAGATAATCACCACTGTAATCACCATTTTCTTTTAAGAAAGATTTTATCTGATTAGTTATATCGTTTGCAAAATCTCTAATCTTTTGATCTACTTTATCTTCGATCAATTTGTCTAATTTACCTGTTGTATTTGACATAGTTATATAGTTTAATGTTAGTAGTCAGAGCAGGAATCGAACCTGCATTGTGGGCAACTGATCGGCCTGAGTTTACCATTACTCCTTCTGACTCCGGTTGTTTAGTTTCTGCGTATTGTACTAATTAAATCGCTAAACAAAGCGTGTATAGCAGCTAATTCTGGCATCTCATTACTAGCTTTTGTTTCAGTAATTTTGTTTAATGGTTTAATCCATTTGCCTTGTTTAAACACTTTAATGTTACTGTAAAAGAAATCACCGTTAGCTAATAACTCATTAGGATAACCTTTTACAATTTCACCGTGCTTAGTCATGACACCAATAGCGAAACCACGTCTTTCAGCTTCTTCAGTGTATACATCTAAATCATTTTTTGTCTTACTACTACTAGATCGTTGCTCGTCTATGTCGTCCCAAAACTGTTGACCTTCAGGCGATTGACTCCAGCTAAAAGCCATAGACAATGGTAGATCTTGATTAATACACCGAGTACCGTCTTCGATACCTCTTTGTCTTACTACGTTACTAAATACTTTTTCCCAGTGCTCTTTTGGCACTTCACTTAATTGAATTCCCATGATAATATAATTTAAAGTTAATGATACAAATTTATTCTTCGCCACGTCTTACGTGTCTATGATTCCACAATCTAGTACAAGAGAATTTCTTGCTTTTACTGAATGTAGACTTCTGCCTAATTATTATACTGTTGTATTCTATGTTTGTTAAACCGCTACACTTTTTCTCGTTAGTGTTATTAACTAGATGTTGTTCTATTCTTTGTCTACGAATATTGTTACAATAATCCATAGCTGCTACTGCTGTTGCTTCCATAGTTAATTATTTATTTCTAAATTTAATTTCTCAGTTGTCATATACTCTACGTTACTGATACTAAAATTATCAGTTATATAATCTTCTATATATTCTTCAATATCTAAACCATCTGGTATCTTATGTATTATAACTCTACCATTCATAAAATCTAATATGCTTAAATACATAGTTATGTTCTTTGCACCCACGCTGCTGCGTTAGCTAAATTAATAAATGTTACTTTGAACTTTAATAGTAATACACTGATAATGTTTGCTTGCTTTTTCATAGTTAATTGTTTAAGGGTTGTTATATACTAATTCTAATATTTCTTCTAATATAATACTGCGCTCGTAATTAGAATTCCAACTACACTGAGTGTAAATGTATTCTGATATCTCTCTGACTATCTGGTCTCTGCTTCCGCCGCATTTGACGAAAGCTTTGAAACCATCGATAGCATCATTAACCTGCTGGCTCATATTACCAACCAGTGTTTAAATCATCTTTTAATATAAAAGTCCAACCTTTGTGGTTAAACCATGAAGTTAAACCATCTTGCTCTTTATCTTCGTTATAAATGAAGGCAAATCTTGCTGGTAAATTACCAATTAAAAAACCACGGTATTCTCTTTTGTTTAACCAGATAGTTGAACCTCTTCTTTTGTAAGTTTGAACTGTTGTTGACATAGTAAATAGGTATTAAAGATTAATATTAAATTTAATTTCGAATATATTATCTGACTTGTTTATTATTAAGTTCGTGAAGATATTATAAATGTACTTACATAACAATCTTCTTCTTCATTATACTCATCGGTATTATCAGGGTATTCATCTAATAATTCACCGTATATATTATCTTTGAAAGACTCCAAAGTATGGTGTATTATTAATAAATGAACTGGTACTTCATCACCACTAGGATCTTGCCAGTAACCAGGTTCCATGTTAAATTCTTTTAGACCATTCATGGTTGATACTACTTTCGCTAATAGATTAAAATCTCGCATAGTTTAAGGTGTTAAAATGTTTATTAGATAAAAATGGTTAGGAGGTATATTACTACATCTCTATGAGTCTTATAACACTTTTTAAATAATTTACACTTGGTTGGTTGATTAATTTCATATATATTATCTGAAGTGAAACAAAATAAGTCCGTGAAGTGTATAGCAAAAGCTACTAAACAGGAAATAATGGCACAACAAAGCAGTTAATTTAAAAACTGTGACATTAGGGTATTATATTATATAGTAACAGGCTATTGTCACACTTTTGTAGTGTATATTTTCACTAAAAAAAGATAAAAAAAAGACCACCGAAGTGGCCTTCTTCAATAATTATACCAATGTTGGTAAATTTCTTACAAAGACTGGTAAATCTTTCGAGTTAGTATAACTACCATACTTGTCGAAGCAAGGCATTAAGTCGAATTTTGCTCGTAAAGCATTATAAACTAAGTCGTGGTTATAGACTTTTAACTCATTCTTATGATTAGTAAAACTAATTATAGTATTACTACCAATTAATGACTTACGAATAACAAACCTTTTAGTAGTTAGTTGATTTGTAGTTGAAACTACTGCAGGAGCTGCCACTGGCGCTACAACTGCACTTGATTTTTTTACTGACATAGTATATAAAATTAAAATTATAAAGATTATTATTAATCTTCGTATATATTATCAATAATAAAATGTCGTAAGTCCGTGAAGTGCTATACATAATCGACCTTAATACTATAAGTAGCGATTAAAGTCAGCTCTGCCTGCCCATTCCACAGTTAAGTAGAGTAAAAGCTACTATTTCTAGCAGCTTATTTAGTGACTATGTTGTTATAACTCTGTAAATTCTATTAAACTGTTATCAGAGTTAGATATTGTAGCATCAAATGATACTGTTATAACTCTCACTAGTACATCATCTTCATATATGAATGTATTTGTACCATCTGTGTATTCTGTGTACACTGTGCCAGATTCTTTGCTGACTGCTTTAAGTAATTTCATAAGATATAATTTAAGATTAATAAGCAGTTTATTGACTTGCTTAGGTCATTTTATTAGACTATTTCTTTTAAGTTTCTAACAAATAGTGGTAGATTGTTAGTATTAGTATAACTACCATACTTATTAAAACAAGGCATACTTTCAAACTTATCTTTTAGTTGATTGTAGACTTTGTCATGGTCATAAGTCATTACTACATTTTTGTTGTTAGTAAATGATACTACTGTGTTTGTACCAATTAGACTTCTTCTAATTACAAATCTTTTTGTTGTTAATTCTACTTTAGACATAATATATAAATTAAATTATAAAGATTAAAATTAATCTTCATATATATTATCTTAATAAAAAACTTGTAAGTCCGTGTGGTTGCTATACATATTGATGCTAAAAAAAGACCACATATAGTGGCCTTATTTAATTGTTATGATATGTTACACTGACATCATGAATTGTAATGCGAAGTATACTCCGATGTATAATGAAAGTACTATTAGTGGTTTGATCTGTTGTAATGTGTTAGATAAATGTCTCATGATTATATGATTTAGTTAGATTAATAAAATAAGCAGTTTAACGATTTGCTTAGATCGATTCATTATACTATTTCTTTTAAAGCTCTTACGAACGCTGGCAGATTATTAGTATTAGTATAACTACCGTATTTAGCGAAGCATGGCATTGCATCAAACTTAGCTTTTAACTGATCATATACTTTATCATGATTATAAGTACATTCAATACTTTTATTATTCATGAATGTAATTACTGTATTCGTACCGATTAATGATTTTCTGATTACGAATCTTTTAGTAGTCAATACTACTTGTGGTGCTGCTGCTGCAACTGCTGTTGATTTTGACATAGTTTATTATATTAAATTATAAAGATCTTAATTAATCTTCATATATATTATCAACATCATATTGTAGTAAATCCGTGAACATAACATCTTATTAAGATCGTAGTAACTCCGTGCGAGTGCTATACATACGCATAAGGTAAAAGCTAAATCCTATTACGACATCACGCGCGTATGACTCACATCATCAACCTAAAGGTTAAAAAGTTGGGGGACCCGGCAATTTGAAAAGCGTTTTCCTTTTCGAAAATAAAAGTAGAAGCCAGGTAGTAACACTCAAATTCTCCTCATCTCATCAAATTCACCCAGGCCCTTAAAAATTTTTTTAATATTTTTTTTTCTTATACCTCATTGGGTACAATACTTTACATTTAAGGGCATAATATACCTGATTTGGTATAATGTAAATATTTACTTTTTCGTGTGATTAGAAAGAGTATATATCACTCGTTAAAAATAGACTATGGCATTTCAATTAAGGAGTCAATCTTTAGAAAATCAATCACCTTTATTAAAGCAGAAACTTTCTCCAAAAGCGGCTAAGGCCAAAGCTGAGAGAGATCTTGCCTATGCTAAAACTGATGATAGACGAAAGAAGAAAGCGCACTCACAAAGAATGCACCGCAAATACCCTAATGGTAAAGGTAAGGATTGGGATCATGAAGACGGTAGGTTTGAATCTGTTAAACAGAATAGAGGTAACGAAGGAGAAGGAACAAAGAAAGAAAGTGGTAAAAGATATAAAGTAAAGTAATATGAAAGGAATAGGACCGCAAGGATTAGGTACAAGAAAGAATAACGGTTATACGGTAGGAGAAAGTCCTGCTAAACAGACTGTTAAAGATGCTTGTTATAGAAAAGTAAAAGCTACGTATAAGGTATTTCCTTCTGCTTATGCTTCAGGTGCTATTGCTAAATGTAGAAAAAATAAATAATGTATACTTCACCATTACAAGCAATTCGTAAAACTGATAAAGGAGCATCGTTGAAAAGATGGTTCGCCGAGAAGTGGACTGACGAGAAAGGCAACGAGTGTGGTTCTTCTAAAAATAAGAACACTAAAGTATGCAGACCTTCTAAAAGAGTAAATAGTAATTCTCCAAAACCTTGGGGAGAAATGAATAAAGGAGAAAAAACTAAAGTCATATCAGCTAAGAAAAAAGTTGGTATGGGCAACAGAAGATCAAGTAGCAGTAATGTATCATAAATAAAAATATATGGCAGTCGCAAAAAAAACAACACCGTTAAAGAAAACAGCAGCTTGGACACGTAAAGAAGGTAAAGATCCAAAAGGAGGATTAAATGCTAAAGGTGTCGCAAGTTATAGAAGAGAAAACCCAGGTTCTAAATTACAGACTGCTGTAACTAAGAAACCTTCAGAATTAAAAGCAGGTAGTAAAGACGCTAAGCGTAGAAAGTCTTTCTGTGCTAGAATGTCTGGTATGCCAGGAGCAATGAAAAAACCAAACGGTGAACCAACAAGAAAGAAACTTGCATTAGACAAGTGGAATTGTTAAACAACTAATTATATATACATGTCAGGAATAATATCATATCCTGTAGGAGCGCCTCAATTAGACGACTTACTATTAGGTACAGAAATAAAAGAAGATAGTAACTTAACTAGAAACTTTGAAGTAAGTTCAGTAAGATTATTGTTTGCAGAAAACACACCAATACAAGTTGCTAACTCACTAGTAGCAGAAAGTTCTGTAACAAACTTAGAAGCAACAGTTGGTGCTACAGATTATATACGTCTAGGTCAAAACGTAAATACTAGTAATAATGATGTTTTTTATGTAGAACAAACCGGTAGATATATATTTAAACCAGGACTTTACTTTATTAAATTTAAAGCACAAGTTAGTGCTGTTAACATAAGCATACCTGGACACTTATATATAGGTAAGTTTTTTAATGGAACATCAATTGATACACCGACTATGGTTAGCGTACCTTTTATTCCAGGATCAACAGCATATTCGGAAAGTTTTTGGTTAAATGTACAAGACGAGGGTGATGAACTAACATTTGCAATAACAGCTACAACAATACAAGGATCTGATCCAGCTTCTTTAGCGTGTATTGATGTAAACACAAACGGCTGGACTAATCATTCTTCTATTTTCACTATAAATATACAAAAAGTAAATCTAGTATAACATGGCAATAATCTATAGCTACCAAACAAATACGAATATATTAGCTACAGATCTTGTTATAGGTTCTTCAACTAAAGTTGTAAACGGAAAAAATAGGAATGTAACTAAGAACTTTGAGATAGGCAGTATCGCCGAGTTCTACAATGAAATAAGCGCCATTGCTATCGCTGGTCAAAACAATTTCTTTTTTCAAAATCAGATTTCACCAGGTAGAAAACCAGGGTCAATTAGTTTTACAAGCGGAGGAGGAACAGGTACTTTGTTTAGCAATATAACTGTATTGCGTTTAAGTAAATTTGCCACATCAGGTAATCTTATTATAGACTATATAAATACTCTAGTAGGAGAAGCTATTATTATTGCGCAGTGTGATGATCTAAACAATTTCGGTATATATAAGTTTATTAGCATAACGCCAGTTTCAGGTCAACCTAATTTTGTAGACATCGTAATAGAAGCTGTCAATGCTCACGGTAGTATACTGCAAGATAAGTTTTACGCTATCGCGGTATATCCAGGGTTTGTTAATCCGGATATAGATCCTGGAGCAGGTGACAAGAATTTTGTATATACTCAATCTGTGCCTTCTACACTTTGGACAATAACTCACAATTTAGATAAGTTTCCTTCAGTAAGTGTTGTAAACATAAATAACGTTACAATGTACGGGAATGTTGTTTATTTAAACGAAAACGAATTGCAAATAGAGTTTTCAGCTGGTTTTTCTGGCAAAGCATATATGAACTAATTAATAAAAAAAATAAAAATGGCAATAAATTTTTTAAATAGCGTTAACCTAAATCAAAACGAGCTAATAAAAGCTAGGATTGAGAATCAACCAAACAACACAGCTGCCGGTACAGGTGTAGAAGGACAACTATACTACGACACAACATTAGACGTTTTAAAGGTATGGGCAAATGGTGCTTGGACTGAAGTTGGCGGTGGTGTAACTTCCTTAACGGCTACTGATGGGACGTTTATAAATCTAACACCTAATACAACACAAAGTGGAGCAGCTACTTTAACAGCAGACCTTAGTGCAACAGGAACTCCTAGTAGTACAGTATATTTAAGAGGTGATAATACTTGGTCCCCAATATCAGGAATATACAGTTGGTCAATACAAGGCGGAACAGGTGGACCTACAACTGTAGCATCAGGTACAAATATAACTTTTGCTGGAGGAACAAACGTAACAACAACATTAGTTGGTAGTACGTTAACAATAAATGCAACCAATGCAAATATCACATTGACTGGAGAAGTAACTGGATCAGGTACAACTTCAATCACTACTACTGTAGCTAATAATGTTTTAGACATCGACAACTTTACTACCGCTACAATTGTAACAGCGGCAGAAGGAATTGAAAACAACAACAACGATACTACATTACCAACTAGCGCGGCGGTTAAAGCTTATGTTGATGCATCTGTGGCTGGAGGTTTAATATACCAAGGTGGATATGACGCAGCAACAAATACTCCCAACTTGGATTCGCCACCTACAATTGCAGGTATCAAAAAAGGTTGGACATATACTGTTACAGTAGAAGGAACATTCTTTACAGAACAAGTTAGAGTTGGTGATGTATTAATTGCTGAAATCGACGCGCCTACAACATTAGCAAATTGGACTACTGTTCAAAACAACATTGACTTAGCCAGTTTAACACAAGTTGGTATTGGTAACGTAAATGCTGGAACAGGTATTGATGTATCTTATTCTTCTGGTACAGCTACTGTAAGTACTCAAGTTACTTCGTATTCTACGACTATTAGCGCAACAGGTACAATTACACATAATTTAGGAACAAGAGATATAATAATTCAATTATACGATACTGTAACTTACGAAACAGTGTATTCTGATAATGTGAGAACAACTACAAATACAGCTACAATAACATTTGCATCCGCGCCTACAAATCCTATAAGAGTAGTAGTACAAAAATAAAATTTAATATATGAAATTTAAAAGCGATATAGAGGTCCAGGCGGGTCTGAGGGATTCTTCAGGTGCCCTTGGTGCTTCTGGGCAAATACTATCTTCAACTAATGGCAATGTTAGTTGGGTAGCGTCCACAGTAAATACGGTTGCTAGAGACGTTCAGAATGAAGTTAAGGCGGGTGTCGCTATAAACAAAGGGCAGGCTGTATATGTAACAGGTGCTGACGGAACAAATATAATTGTAGGATTGGCATCTAACACATCTGAAGCTACGTCATCAAAAACTTTAGGTTTACTTAATGCAACAGTTGCTATTAACGGTTTTGCAGATGTTGTGCAAATAGGTAGGTTAGCTGGATTGAATACAATCGGTGCTACCGTAGGAGATCCGGTATGGTTAGGTACAAATGGTAATCTTATTTATGGATTAACCAACAAGCCTTATGCTCCAGCACATTTAGTTTTCATTGGTGTAGTTACTAGAGTTAATGCTAACAATGGAGAAATATTTATAACGGTACAAAACGGATTTGAACTTAATGAAATCCACGATGTTGACTTAAAAACAACAGTGCCTATAAATGGAGATATATTAGGGTATAATGGTACTCTATGGGTTAACAAAACAATTGCTGGTTGGCTAGGTTACACACCTGCTAATGCAAGTGGTACAACAAACTACGTTTCTAAATTTACAGGATCTACAACATTAGGTAATAGTCAAATATTTGACAATGGAACCAATGTTGGTATTGGAACTTCAAGTCCAATTTCTTTATTACATATAAATACTGCAACAACAAATCCAAACGCCTTAACAGTTGGTAATAATAATAACGGAGCAATATATGGTTGCACGACATCTGGAAATCCAATCATAGGCGCTTTTAGTGGTGACTTACCAATTCAATTTGGATATTTTTCTGGGGGTTTTAATACGTCTTTTACCGAAAGAATGCGTATTGCTTCAAGCGGTAACGTTCTTATTGGTACAACAGCAGACTTAGGATATAAATTAACAGTAGCGGGAAATGGTAATAGTTTTAATGTAATAACCGCTGGTGCTGGCATAGATTTATACAGTACGGGTAACTTTGCTCCGCATTATCAAAGTGATTTTAGTTGGTATACAGGTGTTCCAGGAGCAGGAACTTTTAGAGCAAGACTAGATGCTAATGGTAACTTTGGAATAGGAACTGCAAGTCCTTCTCAAAAGCTAGAGGTAAACGGTACTATATTAAGTACTGATGGAAGTTTTGGGACATTGGCTCTTGGAGCTATTAGCACAAGAATTGAAGGAAATGCAGCAACAAGAGAAATGAAGTTTTATACTTACAACTCTGAAAAAATGATTATTGACGGGTTAGGTAACGTGGGTATTGGGACGACATTACCTGGAAATAAATTACAAATTAGTGATGCTGATTCATCAGATCAACTTTTAAGACTTAGTGTTCAATATAATACAATTCGTTCGTTAAGAGGAGGTATTAATTGGCACGATGGAGGAAATACCACAGGTCAAATTAGCACAGAGTACGATGGTACAATGGTTAGTATGACGTTTGGTAGTTTATATAGTTCAGGATATAATTCAAACACTCTAATGACTATTAGAGGAAATGGCAACGTAGGTATTGGAACAAGTAGTCCTGTAAACAAGTTGGAGGTAAATGGTAGGACACTTGTAAATGAATTACAATATACAAAAGCAATAAATATATCAAGCACAAATCTTAATGATTATACATTTGCTGGATTCTACAACGGAGAATCAATGACAAATGCTCCTAATAGTGGGTGGTTTTGGGTTACAGTTGAAAGATATTCAGGGGATGATGGTTGGGCACATCAAACAGCAACGTCTTTTGGAGCTGGAAACACAGCTAATGAGGTTTATACAAGAACAAAGACAGGTGGTACTTGGACACCTTGGAAAACTTTAACAACAAGTTCAGATATATCAGGTACAACGAATTATGTATCTAAGTTTACAGGTGCAAACTCGTTAGGAAATAGTTTAATTTATGACAATGGTACGAATGTAGGAATAGGCACAACAAGTTCTGGAGTAAGATTTGTAAACGCAGGAGGTCCTCTTGCAAGTAATCCAATTCTTGGATCAGGAACAGTAGGTTCGCAAGCTTTAATATCAGAAAACGGTCTGTATGGTCAGTATTCTGGAGTTTCTGGTAGCGGAGATGTATGGCATCAAGTCCAAAGAAACGACGGAAATACAACTCCTTATAATTTATTATTACAACCAAGTGGTGGTAACGTTGGAATTGGAACAAGTAGTCCAACAAAAAGATTAGATGTAGTTTCCTCAACTAACGATAGTTTTGATGCTATTGTAGTAAGACCTTTAAATCAAACACAAACATTAAATATAGGTTGGCAAGGAATATCGGCTTCTTTAAATTTCATTGTAAATGCAGGTGCTTCTGAAAGAATGAGAATAACCAATACAGGTAACACAGGTATAAACACATCAATCCCAGAAACAAAATTACAAATAGAAGATGTTACAAAAGTATTAACAAATAATGTAGCAGGAGTTGCACAAGGAACTTTATCTTTGGCTTCTACTGACGCACAAGCTGCAAACATAGGAACTTCTTTATTGTTTGGAGGTAATTTTATTACTGGTAATCAAACTAGAATAGCTTATGCTGCTATAACAGGTAGAAAAGCAAATGGTTCATCAGGTAATGCTGACGGCTATTTATCTTTCCTTACTTGGCGATCTACAGGTTTAACAGAAGCAATGCGAATTACGCCAGCAGGCTACCTGGGTATTGGAACAACAAGTCCAGGCGCAAAATTACACGTTGTAGGAGATACTTATGTTCAGTCAGGTGCTTTATTTACAGATACTATTGGAAGTTATTCAACAGGAAGTGTAACCTTGTGGCCATCAACAAAATTTATTGTTCCATCTGAAAGCGTAGGTATTGGAACGACAACACCCGCTAGTTCTGCTGCTTTAGATATAACATCAACAACTCAAGGTTTCTTACCTCCTAGAATGGATGGAACCAGCAGAGACAACATAACTTCCCCCGCTGAAGGATTAATAATATGGAATACTGATATAAGAACAATAGAAGTGTTTGATGGAACAAATTGGCAGAGAGTTGCTTTTGTATAAAATAAATAACTAAATAATATGACAAATTTTAAATGGGTTTTTGGACCAATGGAATGCTACGTAGATGTAGATGGATTAACGGATGTAGTATATACAGTTAACTGGAGATACAATGCTACAAGAGAAAATGATGGTAAAGAATACTTTGCTGGAATGTATGGTGCAACAGGAGTTGCTTTCCCAGATCCAGCAACGTTTGTTCCTTATGATGAAATCACAGAGGAAATGACAATTGGTTGGATGGAATCTACTTTAGATGTTCCAGCAATGCAAGCAAACTTAGACAAACAGATTGATTTACAAATCAACCCTATTACAGTAACTTTACCTCCTCCTTTTGTAAACACTGAGATTACAGAAATTAAATAACAATGAGTACAAAAGAAAAAGTAGATCTATTTTTAAACAAGTGGGTTAGTAGAAAATTAACTGTATTTGTAATAGCTTCCATAGGATTATTCTCTGGAAGTCTTACATCTACTGATTGGGTTATTGTTGCAACTTCCTATATAACAATAGAAGGAGTTACAAATATTGTTGAACGTCTAATGAAAACTAAAAATGTCTAACACAGATCTTAAACTTTACACGCTAAATAGTATAACTATGGCATTAAGCTTTTCAAACTTAGAAAACACTTTAAAAATAGTGTTATTGATAGCATCGATATTCTACACTATATTAAAAACAGTAGAAACATTAAGAAATAAGAAAAATGACGACAAAGGAGACAATAACTAAATACGGTAAACCAAATATAACTGGCGAAGGTTACTTAGTTACTATATTATTACCTTATCCAATGCGTTTAGCTTGGGACACGGGAACTGTGGTACACAAGATGAGATGTCATAAGCTAGTGTCAGGTAGATTTTTAGCGGTTTTTAATGAGATTCATCGCAAATATGGTTATGAGAAGATAAAAGAACTAGGTATTGATTTGTTTGGTGGTTGTTTTAACTTTAGAAAAATGAGAGGTGGAAATGACTGGAGTAAACACTCATGGGCAATAGCTATTGATTTAGATCCAGGAAGAAACCAATTGAAAGAAACAAGTAAAACCGCAAGGTTTGCAAGACCAGAGTATAAAGCGATGATTGACATTTTTTATAAACATGGGTTTATATCTTTAGGAAGAGAAAAGAATTACGATTGGATGCATTTTGAAATAAAAGAATAAAACTATGAAATATATTTTAATATTATTATCTACTATGTTTTTTGCATGTGGTGCAAGAAAAGTAAACAAACAAGAAAAAGTAGAAGAAAAATTAACCACAGAGGTTATTATGCAGAAAGATTCGGTAGTTGAAGTTGTTAAGACAGAGATTAAATACGATGTAGAAACGCATGAAATAGAAGTAACCGCAATTGATTCAACAAAAGAATTCGTAGTTGAAGGAAAGAAGTATTTTAACGCACGTATTAAGATCAAAAAGAAAAAAGACAACACTATATACTCTGAAGACAATAAAGTGTCTAAGACTAGTTTAAAACAGTCTAAAACAGTGATTAAAGAATTAAAGAAAGATAAGGTTAAAACAGTGGATAAAAAAGCTAGTTATGCTTGGATCTCATGGTTGTTGATTTTATTATTAATACTTTATACAATATGGAGAAATAGAAGAAGACTCATTGGTTTATTGTAAAAGTTACAAAAAACGAGTGATATATGAAGTAAGTAATCTAATCAAATTAAAAAATGTCAGAAGCAATAGTTAAAAATCTAAGCTTTGGTACTGAAGCAAGTAGCAAGGTATTTGAAGGAATAGAAAAACTAACAAGAGCAGTTAGTTCTACGTTAGGAGCAAGTGGTAAATGTGTTTTACTAGAAGATCAGTTTGGTAATCCAACGATAACAAAAGATGGTGTAACAGTAGCTGATTCTATAATCTTGCTAGATCCTGTTGAAAACATGGGAGCTAAACTTCTTAAAGAAGCGGCAAGAAAAACAGTAAGAGAAGCAGGTGATGGTACTACAACGGCCACGGTGTTAGCTCATGCTATTTTAAAAGAAGCTTATGCTTCAAAAGAAGCAAACACAAGAAAAATAAAAGAAGGAATAAACAAAGCTGTTGAAAACGTTATAAAGTATTTAGATTCAGTATCTATACTTGTTGACGACAACATGCTTGATCAAATAGCTACTATATCAACTAATAATGATCCTGAATTAGGAAAAATAGTTGGCGATGCATTTAGATCAGTAGGTAACACTGGTATTGTAATGATGGAAACATCTGTTAATCCAGAATGTAGTTTACAAGTGGTAGAAGGAGTTCAGTGTGAAATGGGATTAACTAATTCTCACTTTATTACTAACCAAAAGAATAAGACAGCAGAACTAGATAATCCATTGGTGTTATTAATTGAATCTCCTGTTGATAGTATTAGACAGATACAGTCTGTTTTAGAGTACGTAATAAAGAATAACAAATCATTGCTTGTAGTTGCAGATTTAGACCAAGTGGTTTTATCTACATTAGCAATGAACAAATCAAAAGGTAACATAAAAGTGAACGTTATAAACGCTCCTACTTTCGGTGTTAACAGAAAAGAAATATTTGATGATTTAGCTTTATTGACTGGAGCTACATTAATCAACGAAGATCTAGGAGATGATCTAGATTTAATACAACCAGATTTATTAGGAACATGTTTAAAAAGTGTTACTAATCATGAAGAGACAATACTTCACGTAGAAGAAAGTTCTGAGGAAGTATTAAGCATTATAGATGATATTAAAAAATCATTACTAGAAAAGAA